GGCTACTGTGACTGTCTGGCCATCTACATTTGACTGAGCAAGGTTTTTAGCTTCCAGTGCTGCGGATTCTGCATCTACTGCATCATCGTAGGCATCATATGCATCGTCTTTAAGCTCCATAGCATTTGTTGCATATGTAAATTTATTTTCTGCTATGTCTATAAGATCTATAAAATCATCTTGATAAACTAAATTAGACACCTTACTATTAAGCTCTTCTATTTCTTGAGCGGCTAGGCTAAGTGGATCATCTCCGTGGGCAGGAGTAAGAAATACCCATCCAAACATTAAAATGGTGGCTAATGATAATCTCCATGCTTTAGTCCTAGTCAATTATAACTCCTACATAACATACCTTGTTATATAGTAATTATACCACTTTAACTATTTAGGATTATCTGTTTTATAAAACCCATTACCTTTAAATTGTATGCCAAACGGGGTGAAGTGTCTTACCATATTTGATTCACATTCAACACATGTATATCCTGGGTCATCTTCGGTAATTGATCTATTTACTGACATTAATGCATGTGCTTCATCATATGAGCATTTGTATTCGTATACTGGCATAATAATATTATATCAAATGTATCTTAAAATGTTAAGTATTATTGCTAGCATCTTTTTGATTTTTTTGAATTTTTTCTGTATATAAAGATGAATAGTAATATGGATCTAATTCTTTAATAAAGATATCAGCTATTACACTACTTGCCGCTGACCCATAATGCAGACCGTCCCTTGCTGAATGCCAGTAAGGCTCATTATTTTTATTGTTATACCTATTGTTAAATTTTTCTATTTCAATCTTGTATTGTTTTTCTAAAAAATCCATTCTTCCGAATTTTTCATCTGGTGGATTTACCGCAATGCTAGCTAAATTTTCATCAATTTTAAAAAAATTATTAAACCCTCCATCCATATACATTTTGCTTTCTGGTCTTTCCCAGGTAGTCCATAACAATTTGATTCCAGATAGAATACACACTTCTTCAAGAAGTGATAGCAAAATAAAATTGATAAGCAGTTTATCTTCATGTATATAATTGTTTAAATAATACTTTCTCTCTTTTTCAAATTTAGCATTAGGAATATACAAGTCAAATTCATTTTCATCTTTATTAAATGACATTACCCTAGATGATTCTGGTAAAAACAAGAATATGTAGTCTGGCTTCGTGCCCCTCTTTATAAAAGCAATAGTGTTCTTTACAATAAGCTCAATACTAGATCCATTGACAGAAATATTGTAAAAATCAACTTTCTTTCCCTCATGCATAAGAGCAACCCTATCTGAAAGTTTTTTATACCAGGTGTTTTCTTCTGGTAGACCGACTCCAAGTGTTTGCGAGCACCCACCAAATAAAATATTTATATTATTTTTATCAAATTCATCAAAGTCTTTTCCTCTAAAACCCTGAGAGTTAATTTGATATTCAAAGCTATCTCCAGAGACTACATCTCGTTCATATAAAAACAAGTACTTTGAATAAAAATATTTGCCTTTTTTATAAAAAGAATTATTTTCTTTATTAAAGTTATCCTTGTCTATTAAATTTTTTGAAAAAAAATTATTTGGCATAATAGAATTTTTTACAGTATTAGAATAAAATTTTTTATTAACCAACATTACTTTCTTCCCCATTTTATATAGTTCCATCCACGCTCATGCACGTAGTAAATGAATATTTTAACTACTGTCTCCCAAAACGCGATTGCGCTTGATAGCGTAGCGCTCCTTGTAAAAATATAAACTATAATAAATGAAGAAAGAGTTCCCCATATACGATAACTAAGTGCCTTTGCAAATGACCTAGCCTTGGTTACTGTCATCAGCTCCACCCCATTTTTTATCAACAAAGTAGACAGCAATACCAGCAATTATAAGTGAAACAACAATAGCAATAGCATTCTCTAACATTTATATGCCCATTTCCTTACGCTTTTGTGTAGCAGAAATAGCATGAATATCTGCACCTAAATCTACTTGTTCAATCTTGTATCCAACATCTCTTCCGTATACAATGTTAGTAATGTTAGGTAGTCTTAATACTAATGCTCCATCCATGAAATCATCCTTAGCAATATATTCTTTTACCTGATCAAATGTGAGAGGATCCTTCTCACTTGTGTTGTATGTGTTACGTACACCAAGAAGAACCTGATCTGTTCTCTTTCCCGCCTCTTTATAAAGTGCGTGATGTCCTTCATGCCAAGGCTGGTATCTTCCAAGCATTAATGTTGTTGGGGCAGACCAATCATGTAGATTAAACTTATCAATAATCCTTGAAGCTTTTGCTTCTGGGTCAAGGTTGTGACTGATAAAGGAAACATCGGCATTAATTGGTCTCTCAAACATCCTATTTGTATCTTCAAAACGACCTTCAGCAAGTGTGTCCATAAATACCAAGATGTCTGGCTTGCCAAATGCTGTACGAGTCAGCTCTGTTGGGCATACAAAATCTACAATTACTGGAGCAACACCTTGCTTAGAGATAAGTCTTGCCATTTCTCCCATGCGTCGTGCTTGCTCAATTCTATCTTCAGGACTAAACCCTAGATCAGAGTTTACTGTTGCACGAACTTCATCTGCATTAAGATGAATAGCGTTAATACGCTCTTTTAGAGCTTTTGCTAGTTCTGTTTTTCCAGAACCAGGCAGGCCAATAATTTGAATTATCATTCTATACCCAAAGCTTTCTTTATTGCCTCCGCAAGGTGCAAATTGCTATGCATTCCAAAGTGACCAATTTTTCTACCTTCAATAAAATCTGAAGCTCTATAAAATTGTGGGTGATCCTTATGCTCGCTATGGCATTCAAGGCTCTTTTCATATTCAGTAATATACTTAGTTTCTCTTGGGTAGTCCCATGTAAAAAAATTAGGCTTTGTTTTTTGCATATACTCAAGAAGTGAGTTGGCGTAGTCGTCTTCTTCAAAAACTCTATACTCTCGTTCCCATATAGTATATTTAAAGTTTATGCCAAACATCTCGCAGTAAGTTTCTAAAATATCAATAAAAGTATGCGTAAAGTATCTGGTAACATCTTTTGTGAGCAAATCATTTGGGTCATATGGTGCCGTCAAATATTCTTTAAAATTTTCATCATGAGGGTCACTTAAAATTATGCTCGCTACGTCATCATTTATAAGAGTGTAAGTTTTTTCTTTATTTGATATATGCCACCTTCCATCCTCTAATGGAAACTCCATTCTGGAAGATGGGAAGACAGCAACTACATTCTTTGGATTACCAAACATTTTAACATATTGAAAAAACTTTATTACTTGACCCATTGCGCTATCACCATTAGATGCTATTGAGTTTATAGTTTTTATATTTTCAGACCTTAGCATTTCTGGCCATGTTGATTCTATTGGAAGCCCATGGCCCCAAGTATTTGAACATCCCAACGCCAATAGATCGACGTTTTTTTGAAACTCATCAAAGCTTCTGTATCCAAACTCATTTATGTTATAGTTTATCTCGCCATGGTTCCAACTCGATCTTGGATCAAGTGAGTTTCTGTCTAGCCTGCTAGAAATAAAGTTTTTATTTTGTTTATTTTGAGCAAAGCGTATAAAATTGTCCTCTTCATTTTCTTTCATTTTTCTCCTTTTTACCATCTTTAGTGGCCACATTCCATCTATCATAAATATACCAACTATCCAATAAACCTTGAAATTATATTAGTCAGAATTTTGTCATAATATTTAGGAGTTAAGTGATCATTGTATGCCATATTTATTGGTTTTTTAAATTGCATATCTGGCTCTATCCATTCAGAATTAAGAATTTCAGAAATATTAATTGGCAAATCTAGACCAGAAGACAGACATTTGTTCTTTAGATTTTCAGTAAATTCTAAATGATAAGAGTATCTATCTTCAAACTGTATGTCTGGGTCACTTGCAAAGTTTGACCATCTCGCTGTTGCTACAACTAAAAATTGTGGCATAGGATTTATAAATACTATTTTAGACTTTTTAAACTTCTTAATAGTTTTTTCTACATATGCATCAACAACCTGCTCGGTATTTTTATAATTATTTAGACCAGTTTGAGGAAGCCAGTTCTTTATATCTATGTAGCCGTACCATGGCATAACAATGCTTTCTTCGCTATCCCACTCAGAAGTATAACCATAAAAATCATAATCCAGATTTAATGCAGATCTACCTGGTGTGCTTGCTATAGTAATGCTTCCATCTTCAGATTTTATAGATGCTAGTATAGATGACATTCCATGAAGAATTTTATTTCCATTTTCATCTATATGGTCAACAACTTTGTCGTAATACTCTGAAGTTACAGTTGAAAATTCTCTGTTGGGCACGTATTTATTGTGCATATTTTCAAATAGCACATTTGCCATTTTCCCAGCATGAGAATCTCCTGTTATATATAAGGACTTCATTGATACACCGATCTTTATATTTTAGCTAATTAGTTTTAACTAAAATTAATCTTTATTAGGATTGTATGAGGAGACAATTGTGTACTCCGATGGGAATTTTGTTGTTGTTGGAAGAGCATTTAATTTCTTCTCTTCCATTTCTTTTTTCAACTTTTCTGGTGGCTCCCACTGAAACCCTATAGGCTCAAGCCAAGGACCATTTATTCCGCCGTTTGCCCAACGCTCTTCATTCTCTTTTGTTCCATAAATAGGGAATGTTCCTGGATTTTTTTCAACTGGCAATACAAAATTTGAAAATGCGTATCTAGTTCCAGAAGTAATTTCATGAACACCATGAGAATAATCATCATGTGCTCCATGTATTACAAGATCTCCTCTTCCTGGACTAACTCGTAATTCATTTTTTTCTATAAGTGGTTTATTGTCTCCAACCCACTTACCTTCTTTGTTTACATGTGGGTAGAATACGTCTCCGCCCTCCCAATTTCCAAAGTATACGATGGCACCGTAATGCAAAACGCAGCAGGTGTTCCACGTATCCATTCCAGTAAGATCTTGCTCCATCGATTCACCTGGGCTGTCTGAGTGAATAAACATTTCGTCGCCAGCCTGAGTTGTCAAAAGGGTAATCTGAGGATGTATGCAGTATTCTGGAAGAAGCAACTCATTCATTTTGCACCAAACATCATAAAGCTGCGGAATTCTTGGAGAAGTTTTTCCATGATACCAATCAATTAGGTTATCTGCAAAAAAGCTTTTTTTAGCTTGGTGTTCCCAAGGCTTCATCAAACCTTCTATGAGTTTGCAGGTCTCCTCATCAATAAAATTTCTATATATAAAAACCTTATCGGCTAGCTTTTCTACATTTGGATTATCTTGAAACACTAAATTCTCCCCCTAATATTTTTTCTTTGTTGGCAACCAACGTAGTATACATTGTAGCATTATAACGTTTTGAAAGCATTCCCACAAGAGGATTTTGGCTTAAAAAGCCAGGATTTGATAAAATCATAGTATCTAGCCATGGAAGCTGCTTGTCAAAATCTTCGGCTCTTTCGCATAACTCAATTATTGTATCAAAAAAATGTTCATTCATTGTATGAAAAAACTCTAAATGTCTTACTATAGAGATCAAAATTTCATTCTCTTCATCAGCCGTAACTGAATCAAGCTTTCCGACTGTTTTAACCAATATCTCTTCTAATCTAACCCCGTAATGAATCATCATATCAATTTCATCTTTTGTGGCAGAAGACATTCTGTTAACAAAAACTTTGCACCAGTAATTATTTGGGTTATTCTCATAAAGCGTATGCCACAGACTTTTCCTTGGATTTACTAAGTTATGCTTTAAAGTAACTTCATTTGTTATTTTTGGCAAAAGCTCGTTATCGCTATAGATCTTCAAGCGGAATTATCCCCATTCTTTTTGCAGCATCATATCCTTCTTCTGTAAATATCATAGTTGCCTCTAAATTTTCATTATAGTCAACACTCATCAAATTACTTTCAAGTAGGTCTAGCAATCCGTCTTCAACGTATTCTTCGTGGGCGTACCATAATTCTGGAGCGAGGTCCTTAGTGACTTCTTCATTTATTTCAAAAAGGACCTCGCCATACTCGTCATAGCCAGCAAACTTGATCGCACCTATTTCTAGATAATATTCTATTTTTTTAAGTGAATCTTCTTCTTCGCTCACTGGATCCTCTATTCTTACAGTTAGTGTGGCTTAGGCCACAAAGACGTTGGTGCATTTAGAATCTTAGCAACCGAATTAATAACCGATGCAATTCTCCCAATGTCTCTCAATTGCTCAACAGAAAGTCCTTCTTGCTTTAATGTTTCGTAATGTGCTTTAACACAAAAATGACACTTTCCTATAATTGAAGATATAAGTGAGTACGCTTCAAACTTTAGTTTTGTTGTGCCACCGTGAGATGAAATTGAATTCATTCTAAGCTGAGCTGGCAAACCTTTTAGGTTGGAGTCACCAGTCATTTCAACATAAGGATACCAAACATTGTTCTGAGCCATTAGTGACGCTGCTGTAAAAGCAGCATCTCTTTCAACTAAATCAGTTACGCAATCCTTTATAAATGCCGTCAGCTTATCATTGCCAGTAGAAAAAGCTGCTGATAGTGAAAGTGCTGTTGCAAATTCTGGATCCAAGGTGCTTCTATTGATAACTGCGTCTAGATTTAAAGCTATATCTTTAGCATACTCTGGCAGTGTACCTTTTACTTGATCTACCCACATCATAGTGTTTCTCCCCCTAAAGGTCTATTGCAAGCACATAATTCGCCTGTCTGAAGTGCATCTAGAACACGAAGAGCTTCTGGTGCATTTCTTCCAACATCTAAATTGTTAACAGTTACATGCTGAATTGTATTCTCTGGATCGACAATAAATGTTGCACGGTATGTTACTCCTGACGAATGATGAATCCCCAAGTCGCTTGCTAGCTGGTGTGCTGTGTCTGCAAATGACCATGAGTTTGTCTTGCGAAGATCGTCGTGTGCGTTGCGCCATGCAATTTTACAAAATTCATTATCGACTGATCCTACCATTAAAACTGCATCTCTATCGTTAAAATCATTTACCAATGCATCATAAGCAACAATTTCTGTTGGACAAACAAATGTAAAATCTTTTGGATAAAATACAATTACTTTCCATTTCCCAGGAAATGAATCTTGGTTTAGCACTTCAAACGATGAGTCATCATATGTTAGTGCTCCTGGCTTTACACCAGTTACCGCAAAATTTCCTAATACATCTCCTACTGTTTTCATTTCTTCTCCTTATGTAAGTGGGTACAACCCCGTGTCCCCAGATGGTTTCGAACCATCGACCCGCAGATTAAAAGTCTGCTGCTCTACCAGCTGAGCTATAGGAACGTACCCCTGGCTGGGATCGAACCAGCGACCTACAGATTAGAAGTCTGTTGCTCTTCCGCTGAGCTACAAAGGTGTGTGCCAGGTAGGACTTGAACCTACGATTACCGAATTATGAGTTCGGGGCTTTAACCAACTAAGCTACTGGCACTAGTTAGTATATTATATCCGTAATGTGCCTGCCAGTCAATAGCATCTTGATGATCATTTAAAAGAGGTTGACCCTTAATGTTTAAACTAGTGTTTAATAAAATAGGAACTCCAGTCTGTAAATAAAACTTATTAAGAACTTTATATAGTCCAGGGTGTTGTTCTTTAGTAACTGTTTGCACCCTTGATGTTCCATCCTCGTGCACAACAGATGGTATTTTTTCTGGCTGTAGACATTTAACTGTATATTGCATATAAGGACTTTCAAAATTCATATCGAACCATTTAGAAGCATGCTCTGCCATGACTACTGGTGCAAATGGTCTGAACTGTTCCCTTTGCTTTATTGAATTAACTTTATCTTTTATGTTAGGGTCTCTAGGATCTGCTAAAATAGATCTATTGCCTAATGCTCTTGGGCCGTACTCAGCTCTTCCTGAAGCAACTGCGACTATACCATCTTTTAAAATACCCTTTACAATATCATCAATTGGATATGTTCCACCCATATCATGGCCAAGGTAAGGTGTTTTCCAATTTATATGCTTTCCGTACAGTGCTGCTGCTGCTCCTAAAGAGCTGCCAGCATCTCCTGGGTTTGGCATAATCCAAACTGAATCAAAAATATCCCACAGAGCGGTGTTTGCTGATGAGTTAAGTGCACACCCACCCATAAATACTAGGTTACTTTTCCCAGTTAATTCTTTAGCCATTTTCATAAACTCTAACAGTCTTTTTTGATATACATACTGTACGGCTGCCGCTATATCAAATCTGTCTTGTTCTGTAATTGCTTCATTCCAATCAACAATCCCTTTATGTAAATTGTATTTTTGCATGTCATGTCTAAGAAAATAGTTAGATACTTTTGGAGCATATCTTTCTGCATTTCCATAAGCAGCCATTCCCATCATTATGTATTCTTCTTGATTTGGCATAAGGCCAATAAGTTTCGTAAATGCAGAGTAGAATAGGCCGAAGCTTGTGGGGTAATTTTTCTTGTACTTTAGACTAATACTTTCTCCTTCTCCAACCCAAATTGTTGAAGTGTTATACTCCCCTATTGCATCTAAAACAACTATGCATGCGTCATTAAACTTGCTTGTATAGTACCCAGCTGCTGCATGAGAATAATGATGTTTAAAGTAGTGAACTGGAACATCAATAGGAAATGTAGGCTTCCAGTCTGACTTCCCACCCCTTAAAATAATTCTAGATCTTTTTAGCATAGGCTTTTCGTAATAGGCAATTGCATCTGGTGTGCCATAATTTAAAGCGTCTAGTATAATTTCTTTGTTATTGTACCAATCATTTTTTTTCTTACTGTATCTTTCTGCATGCCCCGCAAACAAGATTTCTCCATCTTTTATAAGGGACACTGAAGCATCATGGGATGTTTCGTTTATACCAAGGATGATCATTAGTAAGTAAACCTATCCTTATTCCCCTTTTTTAAGATTAATCTTTTTAGTTTGCTATATTTATATTTTATTAAAAACAATAAATATTTCATCACTGATCTTCTCCATTAATTTTGTTCTTTCCTTTTTCCCATCCATCAATTTTGCGGGCATTGATAAAGGATAGGCCATACTTTGCAGTATCTGCTGAATTTTCTTCTTGCCATCCAGTAATATGGGCCCACTTTCTATTTATTCCATCGAGCTGTTCTTTTGTTGCTACGTTTAAAGCCTTATCATCTTCATTTATGTAGTGAAAAAATGCCATCTTAAGGAACTGGCCTTCCTCGAACTTTGTTTCCATTCTCCAGTGATCTTGATCTCTAACATTAACTGTTAGTGCGCTATTGTCTTCAAGAGAGTAAGGTACACCCTCTACGTAAACATCCCAGTTTACATTAGATTCTATTTGGCAAAGAAGGCTTGCGGTAAATGGGGCTTGGTCTTTATGCGGACCAAGCTTGGGTTCTCCATATTCGTTGTTGTATTCAACAAAGCTGTAGTACCAGAACTTAAACTCTTTGCCGTCATGGTTTAAAAGCTCTTTAGCTATCTTTTCCGCTTTTGCAAGTAAAGATTCTGGAAGAAGATGTAGGCTATTTCTATCATAATCTAATCTAGTTCTTCCTAAAAAGTCTTGAATTTCTTTAGTATCATCTCTTTTTTCATTAGCCAACAGGATATCCTGTATTTCTTCTTTTGAAAAAACATTATAAATTATTCTATTTTCCATTTTCTACCCCGCTTATTGATTTCTCTACTATTTTCTGAGTATACTCAGAAAAATGCTTTCTTATTGAGCCAGTAGGCCTTGACCCAATAGACTCCCATATTCTTTTATACTCTAAAACATTTGCAAATGTAGTGGGGCATAAAGATATTCCTTCATACTCTCTTAACAAGGTAGGTAAGGGTACATGCTTCGTGCAACACAGACATTGTCTTGCTTGTTCTTGATAGTTTATCATACTATTTCCATTCCACTCAAGGCATCAGAAAGGTCTCTTGGCATTGCCGAAGGAGCTTTTATCAAATTGGTGCTTTCTTTTACCAAGCTTTCTCGGTATTGTTTTTTTACTGAGCCGTAATCGTGAACCTCTATATCTCCAAATGCAGCTCTGGTTAAGCTAATTGCATTATATATTGATCCGCAAACTGCGTCAGCTAAATCTTTAGAACCTTTTCTTGGGTGGTCAACCTTGTCACGCATAATTCTTAACTCTAACAATTCGTCAATGAGAAGCGGTATGTGTGGTCCATTTAATCTTTCTTCTAAAACCACCATGGCCATGTCATCATAATGCTTTTTTGCCACAGATAAAGTTTCTGTATTTATTCCATACTGCTTTAGTTGTTGCATCATATCGTGAGAGTTCCATCTGTCAAATGTACATATTCTAATATTAAACCCCCTAGACCTTAATGATAATATATAGTCTCTTACCTCTGCAAAGTCTACTGACTTATCTGAAGTTGGGGTCCAATACATTACAGCATCCACTTTAACAATTGGAGCTGGCTGAGAATAACTATCTGTAACTTTTACACTAACAAACTTTTCAATGTGGGCCATTGATACTGCACAATGGTCGTGCTTTTGCGCCAAGTCAACGTGGATAAAATATTCCTTGTCTTCTTCTGGCTGGAACCATTCTTCAAATCTTCCAAATCCATCTACAGCTATTGAAAGATCATTGAATGCCATCTCAACCTTTTCACGAGATTTAAAAAATGCATCAATTGCTTCTGGTGGCATGCAAGCAAATCTTCCTAGTGCGTCTGTAACATCTCTATAGAAGGCAATTTTAAAATCTTCAATGCCTCTTGTTGGATTTACATCCCAAGTTGGCCTACGTATTGCGTACACTCTTGGATACTTATAAGAAATAATTTGATCTTCATCCCAAAATATGTCAAACTCATTTCCAACCGTATTATCTGGCAGGTCTGGGTCTAACTTAAATCTATGTGACCTCGATATAACTTCTTTTTCTGAAATAATATCTTCGTATCTTTGTTGAATATAGTCATTTTTAAATCTTGGAAAAGAAAGAAGAATTACCTTTCCATAATCTGGAAAACGAGAGTCAACAGATGCCCTGTACATATCATAAATTCCGCTAGCAGTTTTTGCTTGATCATGACCACTTGTGCTATCTAGTGCAAAGCCAGAAATTTCATCTAGAACTGCTACTAAAACGTTGTATCCTTCAAATGCTTCTCTTTCTGAATGTCCAGAATAAACAGTAACATTCTTATCAAATTTTATTTCTGAAGCTTTTTCAAAGTACTTTCCTATAAACCATGGCGAATGTGTTACCCTATTCTTAAATCCTTTAAAAAATACGTTGTTTGCCTGCTGAGCGTTAATAGCAATATTAATAATATCAATTGAATCACCTGGAGGTTTGCCATAATATGATGCTGGGTCTTTAAGACATAATAGTAAATATACTATATAGGCAACAGATATAGTAGAGCAGTAGTCTTTACCGCTTCCTTTTCCTAGTTGAGCTACAACTTCATTACATGTTTGTCTATATCTAAGAGATCCTTCTTTTTCGCCAAACAGCTTTATCAGTGTTGACTCTTTATAAATCTGAGATGATTTTTCAATAAGAGTATACTGATGGTCTGATAAGTCTGGAAGACCAAGATAATTTTTATCAGTTACAAATGTTTTTAAGTCGACAGGTCTCTCGTCAAACTCTTCACCGTCGAGTATGTCAATAAGGTCATCAAAGTTAAATTCCACTTACTTCCTCGATAATCTCTATTGGTTCAACAATTCCAGTAATCTGTGATAATCTTTTAGCTACTTCCATTTTACATTTTGGGCATGTTGCGGTAACTTCTTTTAGTATTTTAACTAAGACTTCTTGTTTTCTTTCCGCCTCTGCTATCTGTCCAGCCAGCTCTGCATTATCCAACAAGCCAACCTCTTGAAGCATTCCTATTCTTTTGCCCTCTATATCAGCAATCAGCTTGAGGGCTCCAGATTTAACGCTTAGCTGTCCAGCCTGATCAGCATCTTCAACTGTTTTCCATGCTTCTTTAATTAGCATAGCATAGTGTTGATCAGCTCCAGAGATAGCCTCTTTAGCACGTTCACGGGCCGATGTATCGTTGCGGACAACGTTCTTCCACTCATCTATCAGGCCAACCACTTCTGCCCTCTTAAACCCTGTAAGGGTAGCAATCTGGGTAGGGTTGTTTCCCCTAAGCAGTTCTTCAACTACTTTATTCATGCGATCAAAATGATCAGCTAGTTCAATTTCCATATGACTTTATTATACTTCTAGTCGACTGAAATAGCAAATTCCTTAGCAACCTTTAATAAGATCAAGTAACCAATTAGGTCATCAATATCATTATCGCCTGGATATTCTTCACCTTTAATTAGTCTATTTAATTTATCATCAATTCTGACATATAGCTGCTCTTTTGGACCCGCCTTTGAAAATATACGAACTGGGTCTAGTGCAGAGTTTCCATATGAAATGTTTTTCTTTATAAGCATATGAGCAATATCAAGGCATGTAGATAGAATTTCTTTACCAGCCTCTGTCCCTACTGTAAGCAGATAAAGGTCGTCATATTTAAATACTTTTGAATCTTCAAAAACTGGTGTTGGACTCATTTTATTAATCCCTTTTCTTTTAAAGCTCTATATATGGTCATAACAGTTACGCCACATTCTTGTGCTATATTTTCCATAGTTTTCTTCTGAACAACATACCTTCTGTACAGCCACTCTTTATTCTTATAGGGCTTCATCGTTTAGTTAACACCTCATTTGAATAATATGCAATTCCAAATGCATCTGCAACATCAAAGTCGTTGATGTTTAAGTTGTACATCTTGTTAAAATAATCTACTGTTCTTTGTTTACGCATATTCCTTAGCTGGTTTTTATACCATGAGTCTGCGTATCCTGGATTCTTTACTCTTATCGCTTCTTTTTCATCTTTAGTTGGGTTCTTATTTCCAATGTGCGCTTGCCATGCACTTGGAGATATGGTAATAACTGACGCTCCAGTAGACATAAGCTCAGCGATTACAACTCCGTACACATAAGATAATTTTATCACAGCATCAGCAGATTTGACAAGTATGGCTCCCTCTACTGATATATAATCAGACTTAAGCTCATCAAGCATTAGAGATGTTTTTACTTTAGCATCATATATTTTTTCATATATATCGTTACCCACCAAATTAATTTTACCCCATTTAATTGGTTTATTATTTTCAATTAAGCAAAAAGCAATTGAGCTTGTTGAAGCGTCTATCCCTAGAACTCTATGGGCTTTTGTTTTAACTAGGTTAGCTAATGTCATTAATCATACCGATAATCTTTTTCTTATTTTCCAAAGACTTATTCTTTTCACATTTAGAGCATATGTTTAAAGAGTTATACCTACTTAAAACAATATTGCATTTTGAGCATGTTCTTTTAGCCCCATTTCTTATAGCCTTTTTTTCATAATATTTTTCCATGATTTTTTTATTAGTTGCAATTCTGCAACACTCATCAGAACAATACTTTTGGTTATGGGTTTTCTGAGTAAAGTCCTTTGAGCATGATGAATTAAGGCAGATCATATAACTGGAACCTGAAATCTTTCAATTTGAACTGTCCCAACTGGAGTTTCTTTTGAGTAGCACTCTTTTTTAATTGGACAATATGTGCAGGGCATCTTAGATTTTGTTGCTCCATCTGGTCTCATGGGAAGATTGCCATCTTTAAAGTTATCCCAAACCTCTTGCATCCAAATAAATGTGTCCTCGATTATTTTTGTATTTTTTTCATTCATAGAAACTGGAATAACCAATATCTCCTGAGTGTTTTTATTTTCATACAAAAAGAATCCTTCTTTAGCATTCTTTAGCTTCATGTATGTTAGTAGCTGCAACATGTGGTTTGGGGAAGACTTCATTTCGGATTGTCTTGTATCCCAGACTTCTTGCTTAGCCGTTTTAATTTCACCAATAACCGTCTCACCATCATACTCCATGATAAGATCAATGAAACCTCTGATTGGCGGATACTCGTTTACAATTTCTTCTTCTTCAGCTCTCCATTGAGGCATTGTCTTAATTAAATTTTGAAGCCTTTCATGAGCTTGTGTCCCTTGAGCCATGTTGGCAACAGCGATGGCATCATTGTTATCTATAAACATTGCTCCTGAAAAAGCCATGTACCAATATCTTGGGCATGTACCATGGCCATAGCCCAAAGAGCTTGGGCTAAAAGATTTCTTTGTCATATCTCCATCTGCACGTTTAGTATTTCTGTATGACTCATCAAGCAATTCGGCAAAAAGATCTGGGTCAAAATGCTTCATGGTGTGCTTTTTAAACTTAAGGTTTCTAACTATATCTCTACCCATTACGAATTATACCTAACGACATACTTAAGTGCATCTACAAGTTTGTCTATGGACTCCTTCACTGAATAATAAACATTTTTTTTGTTATTGTTAACTGTACCAGCTTTGTCTTTTGCTATCGTTGAATAGAATGAAGACATTACGGCAAACTTTGTTGACATTGCCTGAAGCTCCATTATCAGCAAAGGGGCTTTTGCGGAAGGAACGTCTGGATTCATCAATAGCTTTACTACAATTGATAAAGCCTTATCTAAATGCTCGTCTTTCATAAACTCATGAAGATCATTGAATTCAGTTATAGAGCTAATTAATTGAAGAGTGTTATTGTCCTCTGTCATTCTTAATCCTCTTATCCCATTTATCTATAAACAATCCCATTGCGTAGCCAAATAGGAATCCAATTGCAATCCCAAATAAAAAAGATAGCATTAAAATGGAACCTCTGCATACGTCTTGTATGAAGGAAAATCGTTTGCAGGCTTATCTTTTGCCAAACTGTATGTAGTCACAGAAATTGAATCTGCATTAATTTCGTATGAACTTCTCTTAATACCGTCTTTATCTGTCCAATTTTCTTCATAAATTTTACCAACTATTGTTACTTCCATGCCTTTTCGAATTACAGACTTAGATTGATCGGCAAGTGTTCGCCATGCCTTTACGGTCCACCATGAAGTGTTTTTGTCTTCCCACGCACCTGTTGTATCATTTTTAACACGATCATTTGTTGCAACTCTAAAACGAAGACCATTCGATCCGATAGCCTCTGGGTCACTTCCAACTCGACCTACGATTGTAATTGTTGGGTTAGCCATTTTTTTGCTCCTTATATTAGTGCTTGAAAGCATTTGCTACAAGCTAAGTTCTTTTCCATCTATGTAGAATATTTTATCATTATCAATAAATAATGGCAATAGGTGTGAAAAATCGCTTGTCTCTTTACCATCAATAACAATTCTTCTAGATGTTTCGCCATCATTAACAAAAGATAGAACCTTCTCTTTTTCTTTTTCTAGCCAATTTTCTACACCATGTTTTGCCGCACCTTCATGCCATTCAGAAGACCCAACATACTGTTTAGACGCAAAAACCCTTACGAATATTTTATTGCTTCCTTCATTTGCAGCACGTGCACTGTGCCAGTATGGTCTTCCAGATGGGAATGCTGTTATGTCTCCCATTTTAGGCTTGTATGTTGTCATAGACTTTTCATTTTCACTAATAAAATCTACTTCCCCACCCTCATAATCATCATTCAAATAAAAAGTATATGTGACAATTTGTTTTGGACCTGGCCAGGTATGTCTTTGCTCATGCCAATCAGTATGAATATCTATAGTAAACTCTGAGTCATTATTTATTCTGTGCTGAAGAACTTCTATGTCTGAAAAACACATACCATAAATTCCTCTATCTAAAGAGAAATCTCTGCCAGCATACTCTGGCCAGCTATTTTTATCGTAGCTGGAAAAATAATCTTCGTGAGCTTTTGATATTCCATCTAATATTAGCTTTCTTACAGCAACCTGCTTTTTGCCAACATCAGAAAGGTCTTTCTCTATGTTATTGCTAAAAAATGTTTTTTTGCCATAGTTATACCAAGTTGACCATGATTTAATTATTGTGCCGTCATCCTTTTCAACTGGGTCTGGTCCATGATAATCTGCATAAGAAGAATCTTCTGGGAGAGCAAACGCTTTGCCAGAGACATCATCTTCTGATTCTAAAATTGTATTTCTAATTAGATTAATATCTTCTTCAGAGAATATGTCCCTATACAAAACTACCTTGTCATAAATTTCTTTCTTTATCATTCTTCCCCCTTTTGGTTATTAACTAAGTCTTCAAGCGTTGCCCACTCTATTACTGCCAACCTAACCTTTGATTCAGTTCCTATTATTAATTTAAGAGCTGGGTACATATTCCTATCCACTTTAAATGTATCTGTGCATATTTTTGACCAGACCTCTTTATTTAAATTAAAAGAAGAGTTAGACTCTTTATAATCTACAAGAAAACCATTCCATTTAGCGTCACCCTTTTGATAGTCCCCACGCCCACTATTTTTTTGAGCCTTGGCTCCGTCTCTTTTTACTTCAGATCTTTCAGACATTTGGCACCTCTACTTCTTCAATGTTAACATTTAAAAACTGAAAGCCTTCATCTATAAACTTTTTTTCGTAAGGGTTTCCTACGGAGTGCTCTTTAGAAAAAAAATCACTGTCTACGCTGCTGTCTACTAGACTATCATTATAGTTTATAAATATTCTAGAAAAATATCTGTCGGTCAAGTAGAACGGCTTTACCGCATGAAAAAATGGACTTGCCGATGGCATTACAACTGCATCTCCAGCAACTGGCTTGTACCTGTAGCTTAAGTTTAAATCTTTGTTATATGCACATATCTCACCGCCATCGTAATTGTCGTTAAGGTAAAAGTTAACAGTTACTATGTTTTTTTGACTTTTAAATACTCCGTCAACATCAAATTCGTCTACGTGGTAGTTCATAAGAAAGTCTGAGTCCCAATTTCTATCTCTAGAGTGATCCAGCTTATATCTAAAAAAATCAATGTTATGATTATTTAGATTAACATTATTCCAGTCTTTTATAAAGCTAGGCCAGATTCCATTCTCTTTTGAATATTCAAGCATATAATCTTTTGAAATATAGTCAAACGCGTCACACATTTCTTTTAAGTATGAGTATTCAGGCAATTCAGATTTCTCAATTTCATCAAAGTTTACAGAAAATCTCCAGCCATTATCATACCAATCTTGCCATGAGTTATTAACTATTTTCTTATCATCAGAATTTAAAAAATCAACTACGCCTTGGCTATTTTTCAAAATGTTTTTATAAACTACTATCTGAGGAGATATAATAATTTTTTCTATCATGAGTTAACCTTTAATTCATTTGGATGACCATTTTTACATTTCCATGTCATAGTAAAAGTATCTTGATTCCAGGTGTATGTAGTTGAGTTTTCTTCACATTTGGAGCATGGCTTGGCACCATTAATCATTTGTGCATTTTCTAAATCCATTTTTTTATCTCCTGAATTAAAAAACTCATTAATATTTGGCATTTATTTCCTCGACTAAGTTGCCTACAACATCTGGATTGTCCTTTAAATATGCTACAGCCTTCGCACGTCCTTGAAAACGTTCTCCATTTACTGTATACCATGCGCCACCCTTTTCTATAATTCCACACATTTCTGCAACATCTAAAGTTTCTCCAACGCCATCTACACCAAGAGTTTCCCCTTGGTAGTAAAAGTCGTATTGTCCTGATAAATTTGGGGGGCCGAGCTTGTTGTAATCAATAATCCAGTTAACTGGCCTGCCAACTCTTTGCTCAATAATTTTGTCGCCAACTTTAATGCCAGCCTTGATAGCGTTAGCCTCAGCTTCAGAAGACCAGAGTTTGATAACTGTGGAAGAGAAGAACTTGACAGCCATGCCGCCTGTGGGGATGTGACTAGCATGCATAGATCCAAACTGATTTCGTTGTTGTGAGATGAGAACAAGTAGTGTGTTTTTGTTTGCATAATTTAACATTTTGACTGCGTGGGTCATATCCTTTGCTTCTGCGCCGATTTGCTTTGTGTCTTGCAAATCTTTCATTTCATTTCCGTCTTTTTCAAAGTAGATCGCTGGGAGAAGTGCTGATATTGAATCTACTACAATAAGGTCTACTCCAGCATCCATAAGTTTTGTTGCGACATCTACCATGTCATTAATTGTTTTTGCTGGAGAGTAGATAAGAGAGGAAGAATCTACTCCTAGTTTTTCTGCCCATGACTGATCGTAAGATGCTTCGGCATCAATCCAGGCACAAGTTTTTCCTTCTTTTTGTGCAAGCGCAATCATTTGTAAGCAAAACGAAGATTTTCCAGCAGACTTATTTCCCCAAACAAGTGCTTGTCTACCATAACCAAGACCGCCACGTAAAGCAAAGTTTAATCCTATGCTTGGAGTTAACTGCTTTTCAATTTTAATATCCTGTGCCGATTGAACACGTGCTCTTGTTTTTGGATCGAGCTTTGCTAAAACACTCTCAATTTCTGTAATAGGGATCATCGTAACTTATATCTCCAACTCTTGTATCTGACCTAGTACACTGAAAGCCTATTAGGTGGTTTGGATAAGGTTTTTCATCCATGTATCCAAGTTCAAAAAAGAACATATCTTTTTCTTTTTCGTAAGTAACTCTTGCCATACTTCCATTTTTAGTTATAAAATCGTTTGGAAAAACTTGTTCTTGAGTCAATAGCTCATCCAATATAGACCTAGGCACACCAAGCTTTCCGTTGTGCTTTAATATAGCAACAAGGATGCTTGTTGCTCTCATTGCCTCAAATGTATCTACGATTCTCTTTGGTGGCTGGTGATCAACAAACTCTATGTCTTCCAATCGATCCATAGTTATTCTACTTTACCGCTTAGATTATAATCTTCTGAATAATTTCTGAGGTCCTCAGATTCAACATCTTCTACAGTGTCATTCATCTTAAAGTTAAAAGAAAGAGTTTCACTATCATACTCAACCGATAGCTGCCTATCTTCAGAGTTAACCGCTAAAAAATCTTTTGTAGGCACACTAATTGATCCTATTTGATTTAAAATTGCAATTAGTATTGTAGTTGCATTCATAGACTTTAACATTTCCTGATTGCTATCTGTCATTTTATCTCCTTTACCATAATTGTACCATCTTCTAACGACTTTAGAATTGGTTCACAAATCATTCCTTCTCTCATTTTAGCCAGAGAGATAGGGTACATGCTAGAGAATACAATAGCTCTAGTTAAATTCTTTTCTTTATCCGACATAATAAGGTGGGCCATAGTTTTTCCAGCCTTAGTTTTATATGGAGTATAGCTTATCACAATCCTTTGGTTTTCGTCAATGTCGTATGAGCTCGAATACAAGTATTTCACAAAAGCATCATCCGAATCCCTATTGATTAAATCAACCTCTACATATCTGGATATTCTATTATCTCCGACAAGAACAAAGTACATTTTATTTGTTTCTATTTTTGTTTGCTCAATATCAAAAAGACCCACTGATCCGCTCTCATCGACAAGCTCAATTCTTGACCAGCCATTTCCACGCTTTATGCTCTTTGCCATTCCAAACATGACAAACGATCCAAGCTCTTCAAACTCATCAATCGGTCTAGCCTGCGCTTTAATCTTTGGGTCTAAATTAGAAAGATTAAATGATGGTATTCCTAAAAATTCGTAATAAGACTCGGCTTCTTTACCGCTTCTAGGGTTATCATCAAAAGCAGCCCCGCCAATAGTGTTAAGAGAAGAAATGGCCCTAGAATTAATACCACTGCCTTTCTTGGATGCTTTATCAACAAAGTCTTTGTAGTTTTCATAAGGTCTCTTTTCTATAATCTTATTCGCAATGCTATCTGAAATAAATTTAACTTCTGCCAATCCAAATCTGATAGAATCTTTCTGTAATGAAAAGTTTACATCAGATTCATTTATATGTGGTAGCTTAACCTTGATGCCAAGCCTTTTTGCTTCAATCAAATAGCCTGTTCTGGCGTCTTTGTCTCCTTCGTTTTTAAGGATCGAGAATAAAAATTCCAAAGGATAATAACACTTAAGCCAAGCGGTATAATAAGAAAGCATAGAATAAGCGACAGCGTGACTGCGATTGAATGAGTATCCAGCATGTGCTTCGAAGTTTTTCCAGAGGTTTTCTGCTTCATCGGTGCTGATATGTTTCTTAGCGCCGTCAATAAATTTATCTTTGAAAGGACTGAGTTCTTTTGCATCCTGCTTCTTACCGATAACCTTTCTAACCTTGTCTGCTTCCGACCAGGTCATTCCTCCCAAGTGTACGCATGCTTGCATAACTTGCTCTTGATAAATAATAACTCCGTATGTATTTTCTGTAAAAGGCTTCATTATAGGGTGAGTATAATGAACTGCTTCGTCTCCATGCTTACGCTTAATATAAGAAGCACCCACTGTATTCATTGCGCCTGGGCGAACCAAAGCATTAGATGCAGCTAAATCTTCAAACTTATCGACCCGCATTTTAATAAGAAGGTTTGTATATGGGGTTGCTTCTGCCTGGAATATTCCCTTTGTGTATCCATCATTAAATATTTTATAAACATTCTGATCATCAAGCGGTATTTCATATAGATTAATCTCTTTACCAGATCTATCTTTAATTGTTTTCAGAGTGTCAGAGATTACAGATAAAGTCTTAAGTCCTAGGGCATCTAGTTTAATAAGACCTATATCTGCAACCGTATCCATGTCGTATGCCACGACTGGAATTCTTCCAGACACTTCATCGTTTGCATCTGCTCTAGATTCTATTGGTGCATACTTTCTTAAATCATCTTTTGCTACAACAACTCCAGCAGCATGTACTCCAACGCTGCGAATTTTTCCACGTAGCTTTTCAGCTAGCCACGTAACCTCTGGATACTTTGTTCTAAACTCTTTTGTGTTTGGTGAATCCATAAAGTCTTCAAATGTATCAATCGATTTCATTGCACGATTAACATCGGAAAGTGGAACCATGAACACACGAGCTGCATCACGAATAACACCTTTATCTTTAAAGTAAGTAAATGTAGAAATAGATGCAACGTGCTTAAACTTCTTCTTTAAATAATCTTTAACCTCTTTACGGCGACGGTCTTCAAAGTCAGTATCGATATCTGGAAAGTCATTTCGCTCTGGATTAATAAAGCGGAAGAAAAGAAGATCATACTTAATTGGATCGACATCTGTAATTCCAAGGGCGTAGCAAACTAATGAACCTGCGGCAGAACCACGACCAGGACCAACCATAATATTATTTGACTTTGCCCATGTAATCATATCGGCTACAACTAGGAAATATGAAGCAAATGACTTATCTTTAATTATAGATAACTCCTCTGAAATTCTATCCAAGTAGACCTGATCTTTGTCTAGAGATAGTCTTTTAAGGCCTTCTAAGGCCATATCAGACAGTTTCTTGTCAGCATTGGTCTTTGGGATAGGTAGCAGATCTAGACCCCTATTGAAGTCATATTCTTCAATCTTATCAGCAATCTCCATTGTATTATCATATATATCTGTACGAGTAATACCTGCCTTATTAAAATCCGCCTCAATTTCAGACCTACTTTGAATAAATAAATTATAGTCTGCAAATGATATCTTGCGGTCTGGGTATAGATAATTGAATCTATCAAGCATGTCTGGCATTTGTCTAGACATTTCAAAGTCTGCATCTTTATCTGATTTAGGAGATGTTGATAGAATAAGCATTGCTTCTTCTAAGACTCTATCTTCTTCTTTAGCAAAATGTGCATCTCCAGTTGCCACCGCCTTAATCTTAAGCTCGTCGGCAAGCTCTAGAAGCTTTGAATTTATTTCTTCTGGATTGTGAGATTGAACCTCAACATAAAAATCTTTACCGAAAGTTTTCTGAAAATCTTTGAGAACCATCTTAGCTTCAGAGAACTCGCCTTTCTCGATAGCTTTAGAGATGAGGCCATTAAGGCATCCAGAGAGTACAACAATACCTTCCGCATATTCCTTAAGCACCTCCCTATCAATACGTGGCTTATGGTAAAAGCCTTCTGTCCACGCAAGCTCCTGCAGGGTATTGATATTCTCTAGACCCTTTTTATTCTTAGCTAAAAGAATAATATGATTATACGCCTGAATTGATTTATCTGTCTTAGAAGATCTATCGAATCTATCTGTTGGTGATATGTAAGCCTCAACTCCAAGTATCGGCTTTATGCCAAGCTTCTTTGCAGCTATCTGCATATCACGATGAGAGGACAATGTGCCGTGATCTGTTATGGCGATTGCTGTTTGACCAGCATCTAACGCTGCCTGACACAATTCTTCTGGAGAGTTTAGCCCGTCCATAAGCGAGTAGTAAGAGTGAACGTGTAAATGTGTAAAACTCATTAGTATCCGCCTGTGCATTCATTTCTAGTATGATATAACCTAATTTTAGTCAATATCTTTTTTGTTGGTGCATATAAATCTTCCTTGCAACATCCGCATTTCATATGCCATTCTCTGGCAAAGAAATCATACAAAGCGCCCACATAGTTTTTATACTTGTTGGAAACAAAAGTCTCAAACGGGTCTGGGATGTCGTATGTTCTCATTATTATATTCTACTAAATAAAGTGGAGGCGGTCAATGCCGCCTCCACTATTTAATGTTACCAGTCTACGCTGCTGCTAGTTGAAGAAGATTCTCGTGTTTCCGAATGAGAGTCTCCAGTATAAAATGCTTCTTGCTCATCATATGGTACGTGACGAACTGCTGACTTTTCAAGATCAAACAGCTCAATGCTAGAACTATCAAAAGGCGTTTCGTCTTTTGCTAATGGAATTATTGTATAACTTGTATCTGTTTTTGTTCCTGTACGCTTGATGCGCCACATGAGATTTGTAATACTTCCAATCTCTCCAGCATATTCAATTAATGTTGGAGTAATTGCCTTACCACTTGTGCCCTGAGAAAGAATGGCAACATACGGCGCTTCTTTTCCGTCATCAACAAGAACGTTGATGTAAAGTCTTGCTCTGGCTTTCCATCCAGCCTTTGGATCTTTTCGGTGCTGTTCGTTTGCCCAGTCACGTCCTTCTAGCTCCATTGTATCTAGAGCTTTTCTTCGGTAGTCTTTGGGATTAGTATGCTCAAGAGCAATAAATCCGCAACCAAATTTTTCGTTATAGTGTGGCGAATCTGGATCAAGCTCTTGCAGAAAACGAATCTTTACGCTTTCACCATCTTCAATTTTAAACCAACGACCTTTGTTGTCATCGCTTGCTGTATACGTAGGCTTATCTAGTGCCTTGTTTAAGTCTTTTAGACCTTTTACTATACTCATTTGTATTCTCCTTTTATATTGACGATATATATTCGCCTGTTTATTTTTCTTGAATCCCAGATATATATTCAAAATTAGATATGGCATTTGCTATGCAAGATTTTATGTCTTCATCAGACATATCACCAGCATCTTTTACACCCTCTGGATATATTCTACCATAAGAGTGCGAAGCCCACAAGATGTTTTTATTATTTAGTTTATATGCAATCGTTGAGCCTAAATCTCTTCCTGCCTTATCAGCATCCGTCATAATTATAACTGTATTGAAGTATCTATTTAATAGACTAAGGTTTTGCCCTGATATGTGTCCACCAAGAGTTGCTACCACATTTGGAAATCCAGCTTGGTGAACACGAATTGCATCAAAGCTAGACTCTACAACAATAACCCTATCTCCAATTTTTTTAGCACGGTGAATATTAAACATAGTCTTGCTTCTTGGAAGGTCTTTGCTATTCTTAAATCTCTTATCAGAAATAGATCTACCAACAACACCTACTGCTACCCCGTCTGGGCTATGAACTGGGACAGTTATCATGTCCATATTGTCTGAATATCCTAATGAAAAATGTTTAATTGAATCTAAATCAATACCACGAGACTTTAAATATTCCTGAGCTTTGTTGCTATTAATTAATCCATTATGCAAGTTAATCAATTTGTCTGCTGGAAATTCAATAAAGTCTGGCCTATCTTCTAAGATATCCTTTAATGATTCATCAAAGTTTTCTAGCGACTCAGACTGCTTTGATTCAATATATCTTAAAGACTGAAATTCATTTTTGTTTAAAATCTTTTTTACTAGATCGCTTAAGGTTCCAGCCTCACCGCAAGAAGGGTTAAAACAAATGTAGGCACCCTTTGTTTTACTTATACTAAAGCTTGATGTGTGTCTATTTGAATGAAATGGGCAGTATGCTAAAAAGTCGTTGGATGTCTCTCCAACCATATCTATTCCTAGGCTTTGCACTATTGACCTTATGTGGGCATGGGAATATTCCGTTGTATCAACTTTCCTTGTGTCATACCCTCTAATTGCCATGCCTTCTTCTTTCCTACATAAACTCCATGGAGAGTCATTAAGAACTTCCATGTCTGTCCGTCAAATTCTACCGAAAAAGCTGGGTCTATGTCAAGTACCCTGGCGTATCCAGAATCTTTCATTTGGCTTACAAGCAAATCTTCATATTGTTTTTTAATTCTGATCATGTCAGAATCATCTAAAAACTCAACTCTTATCTGAAACCTTTTAATATTTTTATGGGTCACTTGCTCAGCTCTGGAAGGTCCTCATAGATTGGAGTAATTACTCCCCTATTTATATCCCAGTCAAGGAAGAACCTAAAGTCATGTCCATGTCTATTCTTTCTAGAGACAACCTCAATAAGATCTGTATTAGCATGCTTATGAATTGCAATAGCCATATCAGCATCATATTCAATGGCTTTTGACCATGCAACCTGACTCATCATTGGGGGTTCTTTTTGATCTGAGATATCATCTGCAGTTGCAGCAGTAATATCAATAATAGGAATTCCATTTGTTACAGCAAGGAGTTTGAAGTCTCTTGAGATATTTCTATTTCTTTCAACTTCAGAATTACTTCTCTTATTATCATTGAACAGCTGATGGTAGTCAAGGATAACTAGATCTGGTTTATGTTGATCGATCTTTCCTTGAATAGTTGCTGGTGTTACTTCTCCAGCACCTTCATTTGAGACAAGGATGAAACTATTCTTACCTTCGGTTTTTTTCTTTCCCCAAGTTTTAAAATCATCAATATTAATATCACCCTTAGAAAGATCGCTTGCTCTAAATAATCCAGATCCTAGCATTGTGTAAATTCGATCTCGCATATTTTCTGGAGCCATTTCAAGAGAAACAATCATTGGCTTAAACCCTTGCTCCCAAGCTTTGCATGCTAAGTAAGATGTGAACCATGTCTTTCCTCGGCCTGGCCATCCGATTGCAACAATGAGGTGACCTGGGGCCATACCAGTTGGGTAGGCCTTATCTATAGCTTCAAAGCCAGTTAAAATTCCTGGGCTTCCTCCCATTGCTAGAGATCTAGTTTTAACTGACTCATAGTGTCTTTCAGCTGAGTCAAGGTCTGTGATATCTAAGTCTTTAACATTATTAGTGTATCTACTTAAGTTTGCTAATTGAGACTGCATTGTTCCAAGCACTCTAGATGGTGCATCTTCTTTTAGAGATGAGCCAGCCTGCATAAGAATTGTCTTTAGCTTGTTGCCCACAAATTCATTTTTTAGTTTGTCTAAATAGTATCCAGTCTCACCTTTTGTTTCAACTGGCTCAAAGTCTTTAAACTTATCCTGCAAAATTCCAGCCTCTGGAACTGCCCTAAACTTATAATAGTATGACTTGAGACCTTCCCAGATATCTTTGTGAGATACAAATAGGTCGTCTGAATTATCTGCAAGAATGGTGCTTATGTCTTTGTTTTTACAAACTGCTGAAATTAGTTCTGCTTCTGTATTCACTAATTATCCTCAACCATTCTTTTAGTTTCTTGCAACAGACGGCTTCTGTTAATTTTATCTTCTTTAATCTGAATCATCATATCCTCTATTCGATCAAAGTTGTTGTAAAAGAAATTTAGCGGGTGCCTATTCTTTCCAGTTTTAAAATAATACTCTAAAACTTCTTTAGCTCTGTCAAACCCTATGCTATCTATCACATCTTGCATAGCCCACTTTTCTTTATACCTGTTAATTGTAGGCTTTACTTTGTAAATCTCTTCATAAAGACCAGAATATATTGATAACAAAATGTAGGGTTCTTTATTTACTGCCACGTAATTCCTCTTCAACTTCTTGAGTTTTTTGAATTAGTTTATCTTCAACAAACTTATATACTCTATCTGTTGCTGCATCAACAGTCTCGCCGTCTCTTACAAAATCATCGACACCTATACCAATTTTTATGCTTTCAAAATTTCCAAGGTTTCGTGTAAACGATAGATCAACTCTAACATGAGTTCCTTTTTCCATTAGTGCTCCGCCTTCCGATGCCTACTTAAACTGTCATGGGCAAAGATGCCCCAACGTAATTCTATTTCTTTCTTGCATAAATCACAAACTACAAACCTGCCTGACACTATTCTGCCTTCCATACTGGTACAAAATTTCCTTCATTGGTCTTAGTATACAATATCGTACTATGTTTGAGAAGAGCCCTAAGCTCATTTTTTGAAGGCATATCCTTTGAGTATCCTGCTTCCAATATAAAATCATGTATGTCCATTATGTCCGATTCGCTATACATAAACTTATACCAGTCACTATCTGGAATTCCAATTGGATAAACTTTTTGAGGGTATCTTATCTTACCATCTAAAATGTAATCTTCAATTGTTACCTTGTGCTTATTTAAGATCTCAGCAACTTGTCTTGTTGAATATGCATTTTCCATATTTTTTACTACTTGAGAGTAAGAATACATTACTCTTTTGTTATCTGGATAACACCAAGCAGTCAACTCATCTTTTGCCCAAGAGGAACTTAATACTTTATGTATTTTATTGTTCAAGAAGAAATAGCTAAGTTTTTTTCTTTTGCCTTTTCTAATTTCTCTAGCCATTTTCCTAATGCACTCGTATCCTTATTAATCATCCATCGTTTCCCGCACATTACGCAAAACAATTCTGTATGTAGTTTTTGTGAAAAAACTCTATCTATAAAGACTCTACCATTACATTTCTTACATGTCATCATAGCGTAAATAGTTTCCCATCAACAACACATGAGTAATCTGGTGCCACATGGATCATTTGAATATGTGGATAGTCATTTACAATATGTGCAATAGCAAAACCTTTTTGCCAATCATGGTGCTGCATATATTTCATTCCTGGCCCCTTTTCATCACACATGTGTCCAAGCTCATATCCACGAAGTGTTTCTCCTTCGCCATTATTTCTAAGCTCATATGTAACTAAGTGTGAAGCAATTCTATGAGAGTGACCTCTGATCAATGAAACCTGAAGGTCTTCCATATCTTTACGAACAGATCCAGTTGATGCAATTGAAAGACCATGGTGAACGTGAATATCTCCAAAGCGGCGCTTTGGCAATTCATTGTAGTGGATATACTCGTACCCTAACGAGTCTAATCCCCAAAGAGCCTCTGGAGTTACTTCAGAAATATATTCTGGAAGCTTTGCATCTACATAGTTAAAGATTCTAACATCGTGATTTCCAAGTGCTGAGAATAGCTGTGCATCTGGTAGCATTTCTCTAGTCTTTGCATAAAAATCTCTTGCTCCTTTTGCTTCATGGCGCATCATTGGAACAATAAGATCTTTACTATCATTCTTATGGTAGTTTAAAAACTCTGCTGATTTTCCTTCAGTGTATTTGCTATAGCATGCTTGATCATCTGTATCGCCAAGGTAGTCAACGACATCTGGCTTAAACCATTTCATTACCTTAAACCAAAGTGCAATCATCTTATCATCCTGATATGGGAATTGCTGGTCGGATGAAATCATCCACTTTAAATCGTTGCTCATGAAAACCCTTAATATATATAAAAGCCACGATGTCGTGGCTTAATGTTATAGCAATTGTAACATATTGACACAATGTGTCAATAGGTTTTACCCTTCAGGTGTGATTCTTTTTTCTCCGATGCTTATGTAATTAAATGCAACTGGCTTTGTGTAATCTTCAGATGCGAATACCTGTAAAACCTCTGCGCCAAAAGCTCCGCCAATTGCCCAACTAGTAATTGCTTTACCAGGACCAGGCCTTGGTGTAGCTGTTATAAATGCAGCTGTGTAATTTGCACCCCACTGATGAGGTATTTCTTCTTTGTTGTTTCCGCCTTTTTTTAGTCCATTAGGGAACTTGACTTGACCAGCATGAACATGCATTACTTTTAAAACAGTTATATCATTAGCTGTAGCCTTGCTAAGAGAATAAGCATCTGCAGAAGTTTGTTTAATATCATTTATTTGGTTCTGCAGATTTCTTAATTTATCTGGATCTACTGGCTCACCATCTTGAAAAACTTCTGTTGTCATTTCAAATCTCCTAGGCTATCTTCATATTCTTTAATTGCTTGCTGCTTGCTATTTGCTTCATCTAATAGTTGTGTTAAATCTGCTCGCAAAACAGCAATCTGGGTTTCATAGTTTGTCACCAATTCGCCAATTCTTTGCTGTAATGCGGCAATTATTAAATCAACCTTCTCTGCCATGCTTTATTCCTATACTGTAAGTAATGCTAACTCTGCTGTAAGAGCTGCCTTTTTTGCATTCAATTCTGAAATATCTGAATTAAGTCCAGAAATTTTGCTAAGGTCTGGTGTTGAAACAGCCTCTTCCTCAATAACAGAAATCTCAAGATTATAAATAGAATACTCAAGGTTCTTCATATGCTGATTTACAATTGCTGTTTTTTCTTCATTTGTTAAAATTGTTGTCATTTTATTCCTCCTTCCATATTATAACATAAATATAGATTACTTGTAAAGGCTTAATTCTGCTTCCAAGGCCTGAATTTTTAAGTTTTGATCAATTATAAACTGGTATATCTCTTGCTTTTTGGCTTCCGTGAAGGTTTCAAAGTACTCTATGTCCTCTGGTTCAGTATATTTAAGATGAGATATTGATATTTTTATTAGATCAATTCTTTGCTGTAAAGCTTTAGATTTTTCATTATTATCCATAGTTATCCTTTCTTTTATGCAAACGTCAATGAGGCATTGCTTACTGGGGTTGTCGTGTTTCTAACACTTGAACTAGTCTTTATTCCAGTACTATTTCCACTTTGGTTTGCCCCAGACCAGGCGTTTACTCTAGCTCTGTAGTAAAAGTTTCCAGAAGCGCTTGTTGTTCCAGACGGTAGGCTTGTTGATAAGCTTATTGCATTATTGCTTACAGCCAAATTATTTGCAACACCATCGGTCCAAGTTACTCCATCCGCAGATCTATCTAAATAAATAGTACACGATGTGGTGTTTGTAAAAGTAAAACTGAATGTAGCTTTTGGGTTAGCAAAAACAAAGTTGGGGCTTGATCCAGATCTTCCAGTTGTAGATGCACTTATTGTAGAAACAGTCGGAGTTGGCTGAATTGCGCTCCATTGGGCAAAGAAGCTTAGACTTGATGTCGGTGTAAATGTTCCTTGACTGCCTACCGAATAAAGCAAATCACCAGATGCTGGGTGCCTCCATGATGAAAAATTAAATCCAGTTCTGGTGACTAGTGGCGCGGTGTGTGCAAGACCTCTGGCTCTTGTAGTGTCACCTCCGCCAGTTCCACCATTAGCATTCCAAGTAACTGTCCAAGTTAGAGTTGTTTCTGTCCACTGAGCGAATAAACTAAGCGCTGCGTTTAATGTATAAGTTGCTCCAGCTGCATAGCTTGTTCCAGTTCCATTGGCTGCAGTGTTCCAACCTGCAAATGTGTACTGGGTACTGCCGACTGTTGCACGAGTTGGTGCTGTTGAACTTAAAGTCAAGTTAGTACCGTGTATCTTAGTTTGGCTTGCTGGTGCTCCTGTGCCACCGTTAGCGTTATATGTAACTGGATAAGTTATAGCTGACCACACAGCCCCAAAAGTAAGATCGCTTGTTGGATTAAAAGTTCCTCCATCATTTACAGTATACAAAATATCAAATCCAGTGGCTGGGTTTCTCCAGTTAGAAAAATTAAATCCGTCTCTGGTTCCTGGGGGAGGTGCGGTGTGTGAAACTCCACGATTCTGTGTAGTTGATCCGCCACCAGTTCCTCCATTTGCATTCCATGTAATGGTCCATGTTAAATTTGTTACTGTCCACTGAGCGAATAAACTAAGCGCTGCGTTTAATGTATAAGTTGCTCCAGCTGCATAGCTTGTTCCAGTTCCATTGGCTGCAGTGTTCCAACCTGCAAATGTGTACTGGGTACTGCCGACTGTTGCACGAGTTGGTGCTGTTGAACTTAAAGTCAAGTTAGTACCGTGTATCTTAGTTTGGCTTGCTGGCGCTCCAGTTCCACCGTTGGCATTAAATGTAACTGCATAAGTTTTAGCTGTCCATACAGCTCCCCATGTCATATTTCCTGTCGGAGTGTATGTTCCTCCAGAATCAACAAATTCTGAGTTTGGGCCGCCGCTTTCTGGATACCTGTAGTATACAAAATCGAATCCGTCTCTGGTTCCTGGTGAAGGGGCTGTGTGAGATGATCCTTTATTTTCTACTGTAGTTCCTCCTCCAGTTCCACCGTTGGCATTCCATGTAATTGTCCACTGCTGTAATATTGTGTTAAATGTTCCAGTTTTAATTACTCCAGATGTTCCTTCACCATTTTTAGGAGTTATAAAATATGAGTATTCTCTTGGTGCGGCTAGACCAGAAACGGAAATTGGAGTAGATGGTGAAGTTACAGTCTTAGGGTAAGTGCTTATTGATGTGCCTGCATATTTTATATCTATAACATATTCTGTCATATATGAATGCGTATACGGTATTGATGCTGTCGTATCCCCAGCAGTTATTGTTCCAACTGTTATGACTGGATAACCATAAATAAATTTTGTGCTTATGTATTCTGATGGATTTGAAGTTGCTGGATTATATGCTTTAACTCCAAAACCAAGAACGGCACCCCTTAAATCAATTGAGGTCTTATAATCTGTTGTTGGTGTTACTAACGAAATAGATGTGCTAGAAGAAACTGATCCTTCATAATAATTTGGAGCAGTTGTTGTTCCAGATGCAGATGTGCCAGAAAAAGATTGAATTGTCCAATATGAAGAATTGTTAGGATTTGCATTTGCCCAGTAAGAAGTACTGGAAAGACGCACATTTATTTCCGACCAATATGTTGTGTTAGTGCTAGAAGGTGTCTGTGCACCTACTGGTGTAGAAGTACCTGGTATCACGTATCCCATACCAGAATTTTGTTCAGCTCTCCATCTTGTTCCATTGTGGCTTACTATAGATCCAGTAGGGTAGTTTGAAGATGAAGACCATGCTGAAACAGCAGACATTGATTGTATACATCTATATCTTGTAAATCCATCCCACGCATTATCCCCTACATTATAAGCACTACTAGCAGAAAACAATGTTGGGGCTGGCATTGATATTGATGCATAATATGCATTACCTAAAAATGAAACTAACGATCCAATAGAATATGCTGTTGATGCAGACCAGGCTGTTGGTGTTGGTAATGTAAATGATACAGTGCTATTTGTTCTTGAAGTTATAGTGTGTGTTCCATTAAATAAAGAATCCATGCCAGAAATTATTAATTGATCATTTACTTTATAGCCATGATTGGTTGATGTTGATAGTGATGCAGAAAATCCAGACAAAGACTTAGTAGACACTGATCTAGATTGAGAAAATGTTAATGGATAGCTAGATAGACCAGAATTAAAAAACAATCTATAGTCATATTGTGTTGGAGAGTTTGTCCATACACCAATATTTCCAAATGCAGTGTTTCCTACGGTAGTGCTTCCAGTAATTGATGGGGATCCTGGCTCGGGAACTGGGGTTCCATAATATGAAACAGAAACAACATCACTTAAAGATACAGTTGTGCCAGAAGAATTTACTGCAGTTACTCTAAATCTAAAATACATATCCGTTTGCGAGAAATCAGAAGGAGAAATCGATCTTGTTATTGTATTAGATGACCCAGAAGCTGGGTTTGCTATAGTGCCAGATGCCACTAAAGTTGAAGTAGTAAATGAAATTGATGTTGATTTTTCAAAACGATATGTTAGAGTTAGTCCAGAAACAGGAGTCCATGAATAATTTCTTCCAGTTAATGTTGCAGTTTGTCCATCAGTTATTATAGATGCACTTGATTCTATTTCAACTTTAGTTCTAATTACTGGAGAATTATTTTTTAGGAATACGCTATTCCATACCCCGTTTGCTTTTCTATAAACATTTTCTATAGAAGTCCATACTCCATTAGATTTTCTATAAATATTTCTAATGGTTGTCCAAGAGCCTCCTGATTTTCTATATATAGGCATATGCTAATTCGCATTCGTACTAAATACTAAATCTCCGTCTACCCCATAAGTAGCAGAAGCCATGGTTGCTGAAGAAGAATTATTGTAGAAATTACGTGGGCCTAGATACTGTAGCCCTTGATCCGTGACAACTAGTGGTCTGTTTGCAATATCTCCTCCCATGAAATGTGCAGTGTTTTCACCACTTTGATAATTAACCCATCTAAGTAGTGGCGCACCAGTTCCTGGAATGTGAATGTTTGCGTATCCGCCACCTGGCACATAAGAAATAGAAAGTCCAGAAGACAGTCCAGTGTGTGAAACTGATATTCCAGCTGGAGATAAGGTTACTTTAGAGTCTGTACTTGAAACTCCCAATACAGCTGCATCTGCCCAGTCCATAAATCCAGTTGTTTGATCTGAAGAAAGAGATAGCTTTCCAGCACTTAAGGTTGTAGTCACATTAGCAGTTCCACCAATAGTTGAGACTGTTCCATTAGTAGTAAATGAACCCTTAATATCAATTGCAGAACCAGTCCACTTAAAATGATTATTACTATTTCCTATATGAATAACAGGAGAGCTATTTACATCAGTTCCATCGTATCCAAGAAACCAACCAGCTGTTTGAGATGCATATGAGGGTTTGCCAGAATATATTGAGCCTACTATTCCTGAGTTTGGACTTGGAATTTGAATAGCCCTATTAATATTTCCCTCTTCATTAAAAGCATCAGCTTTTGCCAAAGCTTTTGTTATATCCAAATCTTTTGCAACTACCCATCCTTGTACTGGGTCAACTGTTATTGAATTAGCTCCAACCTTTGTTGCAATATAAATTGTATTTCTTCCGATAGTTGTGTCTGCAGTGTTAATCCATAAATCACCTATTGTTACAGATGTTGGCACAGTTGCTTGCCTAAATAATTTTGTTTTAGAATCAGAAGTTGCTTTAATAGAATCAATTTCTGATGGGGTGTATCCTCCAAAGGTTATGGTACCACTTGTTGTGCTTGCCCTAAATATAGGATTGTTTCCAGGACCATATACTGTAAAACCATCTAGTATCGATCTTCCAGTTGTTCCATCTGCAAAAGTGCTACCGCCATTTAACTCTATTCTTGATCCACCTGTATCGGATCCTGCTCTTAGCCATGAAGTAAACTTTCCATTTCCAGCAACTAAGTTTTCAATTGATATAATTCCATTTTCTAAATCAATTAAGTTTGCTTTAGTTGGAGATAATGGCGTTGCGCTAATGCGTGTATATGTTGCAGCGTTATTAACTTTGTAAGGCTCATTATTTTTATTATAGGCTATGTAATAAAAATAAACATTGGCTGCATAAACTTGTTCTGATGTAGATAATCCTAGTGCCTGCTTAAGATTATCAATTCCGACATTCTGTCTATTTAAAGACTGAGTTACTGTAAGATTTGCTACAAGTGACGTACTTGTAAATGCTGTGGTTGTGCTTGCTCCTAATCCAGAATTTGTTGTTGCATAAACTTCAATTGTTTTAAATCCAGAAAAAGGATCATCTGCTTGATATGCACCATTCCAGTTTACAGAAATTCCAAATGCTGTGGTTGAAACCGTTAATCCAATTGGAAGCGTTGGAGGCTCAATAACTTCTGCTGGGTTAGCTGTATTTGCCGACCACTCATCACTAAAATCTGACACCGTTCCACGATTGCTTACTGCTCTTAGCTTTACATAGTACGTTCCTTCTTGTGCAATAATTGTTTGTTTTCCAGCTTCTTTAAAGCTTCCAGCAATAACATAAGTGTTTCCAAAGTCTCCACCTTTTACATATATGTCTACTCTATCAAAATTTTTTGGATAAGCACTTCCCAAATAATCCAACCCAGACCAGTTAACAATAAGTGCATTAAGTGATGTTGTTAAATCTGATTGCAAAAATCTTGGCTTATTTAGTGGCTGCTCGCTTGTTGTTACAAATGTGTAGGGGTCTGAATAAGGACTAGTTCCTAAAGTTTTATCTGAATATACCCAGGCAACCTGTACATCATATTCTGTGCCAAGATCTAAATTTGGAATAATTACGTCAAAGTAATCTCCATCTTTATCCTGAGTGATTCCTAAATCTTCATATTTACCAGCCATGACTAACTTCCAAACGACAGGTCTAGTTTAAACTCTATTGATGCTTCTCTTCCAATTACTTTAACCATTTCTGATGTTAATAGAGATCTTGCAATTAATCCATACTCTGGGTCAAAGGTGTCTTCGTCATTAATTCTTAGCCCGTCCATTGAAACAGATGTTGCTGCACTTGTTGGTGTAATTGTTACTCCTACTTTATTAACACTTTGAGAGTTAAATGTTCCTACTGTTACACCCTCAGACATATATAAAGACTTAATGTTATTTCCTACAGAGTGACCAGTAAATGTAAATTCAATGTAGTCTGAATCAGAACTATACAACCTAACCTTTACAGAAGACAAGTTGGCGTCATTGGCTTTATATGCAAGACACAATGTGTCTAATGGGTTATATCCAGAAATGTCCATGTCTGTAAGTGGATAAGTGTATTCCTGTGGGCTTGTTCCATTTGATGTAAATGTCAATGAGCTATCTAAAATTCTACTATCAACTTGATCTAATGCTGGCTCTGGGGTCCAAGAGTATGGCAATTCAAAGTTTGATATAAATTGGCTAGAGTACAAATTCCTAGAAGATGATATTCCAGAGTATATTCCAACCTCATTAATTTTTCCAGCTATATCTGTTGGAAGAGTGGCAGAGAATATTACAGTATATGTTACTGGAGAAGTTGTTGAATCAATGTCAATTCCACCCTGTCTAATTGGAACTCTATAAAATTCAAATCCTAGTCTTGAGTTTGTGTCAGATAGTGGATACTCAGTATTTGTTGCAATCCCTATAGCCATTTCTTTTGATTGCAATGAGGAGGTACCTGCAATAAAACTAGTAAGGAATCTTTTACCAAACTTTGTTATCATCCTCTTCCTCCCTGTTGATCTGGCAATGTTAAAGCAAACGAGAATCCGTCAATCTTTTCTTTACTTGAATTATAAATTCTAAATTTAGCCTTTACTCTTTCTACATTAAAATCATCTTTATATGTTTCAAAACCCTTTAACACAATGTCACTTCGCTGTGGTCTATCTGGATCTGTAGGCTCTCCTATGCCGCCGCCATCTTCATCATCTATTCCCGCAATATCTTTTGACTGACCAGGCTTTCCTTTCCAAACATCGGCTAGGCGTTGATCATCATCAAATATGACTGCTATTTTTCCTGCTTGAATTCCCATTTATTTATTATACCATTACGTTATTAGATAGCTCTACACGAAATTGAGGTACTTAATCCTTCCGCATAATTTAATGAACATCTTGTAACTACGTATTTATCAGAAGATGTGCCCATTCCCAATACTGGATAGTTTATTGTTACAATGTCTCCAGCCGATATTATGGGATTGCCAAATACTGTCATATTAACTGACCTGCCCTTATTTAATATTGTGGACTTTATCCATTCCGCCAAAGACTTAGCATCCTCTTCTGACTGAATCCAAGATGAGTCAAATATAACAGACTCTTTGTTTGAAGAGTCTGTTGACTGATCCGTGTCATAATCTATAACTCCAGAACGCTGAATTGAGTTTCCAAGGACATAGAAGCTTGTGTTGTTGCTATCGTCTAATGCAACCGTAGTTGACGTATTATTAAGAACGTATCCTTCTGCGCCAAAAGGTTGCAGCTTTTGGGCCAATAGGGTGACGTATTTATTTAAAGATGTTCTAAATGTAATAGGAAGTGAAGGTCTATCATCATAAGAAATTTTTGTCTTTTTAATTTCTCTAGCAGTAGTTCCGAACTCAAAAATAGCACCCCCATCATCAGCGGGTGTTTCTCCAGCATTATAAATCACATCTCCATAAAGCATTGAAAGTGTGTCGTCTGAATAAACTCCATTGTATTGAAAAGTAGATTTAATGCTTTTAGAATCATATGCCTCTTGATCTATGCTTTTTGCATACAAGAATTCAAAATAAGTAACTCCCTGGCCGCAGTGCATTCCAACATTTTTTGTAAACGCTACTGGCGGAATCCATTCATTTGTAGAATCTGATCCGCTATCAATTGCTCGAATTTTAAAACCATTAATAAAAACTGTTATTATGTTCCTTGATGTGCCAGATGTAAGAGCTTCATTTCTAACCAAAACATCAACCACGTAAGGGTCTCCAGCATATATACCAGCTAGAGTTTCTGTAGAAACTTGTTGGCTATCCGCTAAAACACTAAGTTTATTATTTTTAACTTTTACAATCATTATATCTTTTTGTAATCCAGCGTAGGCGGTTGTTCTAATTAATAAATAGTAGCCATTTTTTCCAGTTGAATCTAAACAAAATCCTAGACCTCCCACCTGTGCCTGCGTATTTAGCTGACTATCAAAAAACATTCTGGTTCCAAGGGAAAGGTAGTTTTTAGAAAGATTAATAGAGTTAAATGACTTAAGGACTATGTTAAAAGTCTTTTTATCAAAATCTGGATTTGATATCGTAAGGTAACCCTTCTTTATATATTCATCAGAGTTTCCAACCTTTCTAACTGACCCGACCCCGTTTGAGCTTGTTCCTTCAGCTGGAGTTGCTAAAGTAATTTTGTATTGATTAAATTTTGCTGGATCAGCATTTGGAACTTTATTGATATAAGAATCTGGAGCAGGCTGATGCGGAGAAGGGGGCTTTGAAGTTGATAAAGCACCCCTTGTTTTAATGTGATATTTATTGAGAGGCTGAAAATGCTTATATCCTGGTTTTGCTTTTACTGAATATTTCCATATATCAGATTGATTTTTAACAACAACCTCTTGAGGAAGTGAAGATCCAACAGGAGTATACTGATAAGAAATTCCATCATATTCAATTATTTCTCCATTAATTAAAACATAACCGTTAAACTGATCCATGATTCTATCTGTTCTTGCAGTATTTACTGTGTTTGGGTTAAGTTCAAATGTAGTGCTGTTATCTAATATTGGTTTTGCTAGTGCTCCAGCTCCTAAAAATGATGTGTCAGATTTCCAAAGGGGTGAGGAAGATTGGCTGTTAGAGGCTGAAAATGCTGTTGCATATCTTACTCTAACCTGATTTGCAGAAAAAAGTTCTTTTGTTGAAAGAGAAATTATATTAGGTGCATAATCCGTTACACCTGCAGTCTTTATTTCTTCACTAGTAAATGTCCATTTAGGAGCAATTGTTTTATCGTAGATTACGTTTCTACTATAAAAATTTAAAATATTATTTTCATCCACAAAAGCATTCATCTGGATATCTCTGCATATTTCTTGTAGAACGTCCCAGACTGTTTTATCTCCATCAGACCACCAATATGCAAATGATGGGACAGATCCAACATCTACCTCACCGTCATCTTTTGTAACATTTATTTTATAGTTAGAGAATCCAACCGAATCTAATACTCTCTTAATAACAGATGTTGCTGGAGAATTCTGAACAAACAATTGTGGGCACATGGTGTCCTGCAGTATCTTTGCTGCATCTGTAGCATCTATAGATGCCTCTCCAAACTCAGACAGCGTCCATGAGTTTATATAAAATATTCCTTGAGGAACTTTTTGTAAACCAGAGGAGTCTCCAATATTTATATAAGGCTTAACTAAAACATTTTTAAATAAGTATATCTTGCTAGAGTCAATAGAAGTTGAAGTTCTATCATATTCAAAAATCATCTTGGTTGGTGATGGTGGTTTTAATATAGTTACATTTAAATAGTTTGCAGTTATTATACCAACTGGAACAATTGAACTTTCATCTGAAGTAGTTTCTTTGTTTATTAAAATAGAAACTATGTCTGAGCTAATTGGCAAAACCCATCTTGGGCTAAGCTCGATTATTCCAAGGAACTTGCCAGTATTAGAGTTTACTGCAGATATAGATATCTTTTTTAATTTTTGAGTTGTAGTATATGTGGTAGGCTCTGTTGTTGACCATGTGGTTCCATTAAAATATATTATTGCTTCCCCGCTTGAATTGAGAGTAGAACCAGATGCAGTTATAACTGAATTATCTTCTTTAACTCCGCTTATAGTCCAAGATGTTGGTGTGTCATGACTTGTTTCAAATCGTGCAACAATTTTATTTGTAGGTACAGATTTAACTGTAGTCTTTGCTTCATTTGAAAAATATTCTAGGGATACATCAATGTTTGTATTTTTAGGAGCTAGCCAGTATTTGTACACCATGTCTGGGCCAGGGTAATAAAGTCTAGGCTTTGTTCCCATTTCTATTGCCTTTGGTCTTTCAAATGAGTCTGTTGGGGTATCTGTGAAACCAGATGTATGAACTAGATATTTAATTCCTGGAGATACTGGCCTAAATGGTTTATATATTGTATCTATTGGAAATAGTTTTTTAAAAGCATTTGAATAAGGATTTGCTATATTTGCTGGATTGGTTGTTGCGCTTATATACTCAACCATTGAATTTAAATTGTATTCTAATTCCGCTCCCGCCGAAGTTGAAATAGTTGACGCTTTTTTGAGCAAATTTTTTGTTGCCTCTGGAACAGATATCATACCTGCTCCATAGAAATGTCAACATTCCAAAATGGCTGTATACCTCTTTTTGCAAGAGTAAAGTCACAAGAAGTGATCATTACTGTATATGTGTAGTCATCCGAAAGTGCACCTGTGCCCTCAACTAAAGAAGGGGAGAAAACTGTTGGGTTTAATTTTATTCTAAATGAGCCTTGGCCAGCAGCACTTTCATAAAAAGCCTTTAAGTCTTCTGCTCCCCATGCTCCATCGACTGTTTCATTTCTAAACGAAGGAACCATTTCCCAAGATGCGGAAAGATTTAGCTTATCTGCTATAAAATACTTTCTTGTTGTTCCATTTGCCATTCTAGTTGATTGCTCAATTCTTTCTGTATTCAATGATATTGGGGTTCTATTATGCTCAGTAACTCTTCTAAAAGTTGTTGCGCTTGCTGCCAAATCATATGACAGTCCGTTTCTAGTTGCTACTGTAGTAGTATAGATATTACCTGGTGGTGTAACCGTAGCACCCTTATAATTAAATGTATTGGTTGCAGTGTTAATTGCAAATGGGTCTAGTGCTTCTATGTATAATGCGGATCCCTTAGATAGGTTTTGGAAACTCATCCTCTTCCCACCATTCTATTTACTCCAGCTGTCATTTCTTTAATTCTCATTTCATTACGTATCTCTAGAGCAACATCTTGTGCTGTTACATTAGTTCCATTTAATTCTACACTAATATTATACACTGAACCCGATACAGCCGACGATGCATTTGGATTAAATGGATTCATATTAGCTGGAATAACAGCCTCATCTTTATGAAGCATTGCTAACATATTAGCTGGAACCATATTGATTCCATTTTCAAATTGAGGAACTCCTAATCTAGAAAATGCATCAGCTAAAGAATTAGTAAGATTTAGTCTTGTGTTACTTAAGTATCCGCCAGCTGCATCTGATGTTGATAATATTTCTGTTTTATCCCAAATATTTGTTGGGAGTGTGCTAGTGCGTGGTTGATAAGGAACTGAACTTGGAGTTGATGGATTCTTCATTAAACGAAGTAAATCAATCTCATCCTCCCATTCATAATTGGCGGAAGGCCCAAATGGGTAGTCATTGTATGTTCTATTAACATTAGCTCTCCACGCTGCAATAGCTTTTTGTCTTTTCGCTTCTTCAAGAATAGCACTTTGGAGAGGACCAGACGGCATTTGTCTAACTTGATCAGATACGGATGGAGGTGGAGTATACGGAACAAGATCTGTCTTCTTTTGTTGTAAGGCTGACATAACTAAATTTTTAATTGAAGTGTTACCTGACATTACGTCCATATCTGGCATCAATCCGCCAACCCGAGAAGAATACCCCATTCCCATTTCTGTTCTATTTTTAGAGTGAACTAATCTTGTCATTGAGGCAGCTTTTTCATTCATGAACCTAGCAAGGCCCTGGCCTCTATATCTGCTATCTACGTGAATGCTTTGAATTCTTCCAGTTATACTGTCCCAGGATAACATTCCAGCTGGATATCCATCCGCATCTAAAATCTTTAGAGTGTGGTACCCTCCTAAAAACTCTTGGCTATGCAATGGATTTTGAGATATAGATTTAATTCCCAACTCTATACTTCTCTCGTCAGGTAATGCAGAAGAGCTAGAAGGCATAAAATCATATGTAAGATCTGTATTAGGAACAGGGCCCTGATGACGAGAAAGATAATCCATTTCTTCCTTAAGCTTACTTATTGGAGTTACATTAAGTTTTGCAACTGGAGTAAATCCTCCACGCTTTGCTTGAGATATTGATTCAGAAAGAGCTTTTTCTAATGGTGATAGGCTATGTTTTCCTAAAATAGTTTTCTTTAATGATGTTATTATTTGGCTAACTGCAGTATTTTTTCTTAATGCTTTTGCTACTGGAGCTATAATTTTTCCAACTGGAATTGGAGCTAAATTTAATGCAGTTGTTAAGTTATCTGAATATGAAGACTTTGTTAAACCCATTGCTTTTGCAAGAAGCATTCCTGTTGGGCTTCCGCCGCTAATTGCAACATCGTGTGCTGTTCTTGCCATTTGAGGAAGTGCAAAAAAGTCAGCTGTTTTTTTCCAGATACTCTTATCAAATAAAGATGTAGCCCTCTTTTTATTATCTAAATTTGAAGATGTTAAGCCTAAACCATTAGATCTATTACCAAAAGATGTCATTCCTAGGTTATGAGGTGCACCTGAATGAGTATGTCCTACTGGACCGCCAGCATGGAACATTAGTGGTCCTAAACCATAAGCACCATTACCGATTCCGCCCATAGAGGCTCCAGAGCCTGCGTAACGGTCTGGAGATCTATCAACACCCATTCTTGGGCTAGAGTATGTCTTTGGCTGTTCTGCTAGTTGATGCCAGTAGTCAGAATGTTGTGGGTCTGTGCCACTAAATGGAAGGCCTGGAATCTCAGTTCCGCCCCAAGGATCTTTTCCAGCATTATTAAATATTGGCTTTCCATTTTTATCAAACCCTATTGGTGAGCTCTGATATAGTCTTTCTAATTCCCCCCAGTATCTTCCATACGGACTTCCAGTAGGCTGATTTTTAGAATTATATGCAGACTTTGGCTTTTTCCATGAAAGGATATTAATCCATGATCCAGAATCAGTTAAAGAATTTGTAACCTTTCCGCCTTCTGCAAACTTCTTAATGTTTACTTTAGTTCCAGCAAAAATTCTTGATCCACCCATATACTTTGAATCATTTAACTGTGGATTCATTTCTAGTAATTGCTTAACAGTAACCTTGTACTTACTTGCAATTGAAGATAGTGTGTCTCCCCTAGTTACTGTGTATCTAGAATTTTCATAATCTGACTTAGCGTCATCTGCACTATAATATTCTTCTGTGCCGTACCCATATTTAATGGCATCTACTGGTTTATATGAAGGTCTTCCAAATCCAACAATTGGAGCGTTCTTCATATTGTATTGTCTTACTTTTGCAAGTACTCCGCCGCCGCTTCGTTGACTTCCAGAGCCAGATGTGTTTCCCTCTATAGTTGAAACTTTATTATTACTTAAAACATTTCTTACTAATCCTACGTGAGAAATTCTATTGACGCCGTCTCCTGGGAAATCCATGAACGCCAGATCTCCACGTTTTGGATTCATTTTTGTCCACTTACCACTCTTCATAAATGACTGAGCTCCACCAGGAGTCCAAATCATACTTGCCAAATCTACTCCAGAATTTTTTGCTGCCCAATTTATAAATGCTCCGCACCATGCAATGAATCTACTTTGCAGACCGTATGCCTTTTGTGCAAAGCTGCCGAATATACTGTCGTTGCCCCGTCCCTCTTTATATCCAAGCATGGACTCTGCTTTTTTAATCATTGCATCGGCTGTGCCTAGCTTGCTTACTTTTCCACCATTTGCAAATCTTCCAGCGTTTAAATCATGAAGGAATGATGGACCAAATTCTTTTTCAGCTTTTTTAACTGAGTCTGCTTTGATTACCCATTCACCGTCAGAAAGCATTGCAGGAATTGAATCAGATGTTGAAGTTCCTGGACCTCTTACTCCACCGCCTGGAGCAAAGCTTTTAACTACTCCTCCGCCAGCCATCTTAACTCTAGCACCCTTTGTTTTCTTCTGATCATCCCATGAATAAACTTCTGTTCCAGAATCATTGCTTATGTATTCTTTCCCATTCCAGCTAAATCTATACCATACAACATCATTAATGCTAACCATCTTTGAAGATCCAGAAGATCTTGCATTTTTAGCAGCCTCTATTGCATTTTTTCCTCTGCCTTGCTGAACTGTATCTTTTCCAAATTCAACAGTACCCTTTGGTGTGGGTGCCTTGTAACCTCCTAGTGCTTTCACAAGGTCATCACGAAGTTTAGATAGGGTTACTCCTCCAGTAATTAAAATTGCTAGCTTGCTTACAGCTGCAACATCTTTATCAAACTGGGAAAGAGAATCATTGTTTACTGTTCTATTTTCTGAAAGAATAGGTCTTCCCTGTGCATCAAATCCAGTTGGAGATCCAGTAGTTACTTTTTCAGGAACTTTTGGCTTTCCGTCTGAATTAAAATATCCTGGGAATGCATTTCTTATTGTTTCTGCAAGCAGGCCTGGTCCAGTCCCAGCCTTTTGCATTTCTTTTAGGAAACTAATAAGCTGTCTCTTAATATCTGCTTCTTCTTCAACTCTATCTTTACCTGAAAGAAGCTGTGCATTAACAGCTCTTGTACTAAGCTCGTTATACTTTGACTGAAATTTTTCAAGAGTGTCTTTTATATCAGCTGCTACTGCAGAGTCATCTTGATTATTTTGGAAAACAGTATTCTTTTTATCTTGTGCGTCTTGTATTGCTTGTGCATCTTTTTCTAAAGGTGCCTTTGCTTTATTGGCCGCATCTTCTATAGCCTTCTGGGCTAATTCTGATTGCCTATTTCTAGTAAGCTGATCTATATCTAGCTGAGCTCTATTTGCTGCTGCCATATCTCCACGAGCTACTGCATCTGAATATTGTATTTGGAGTTTCTGTAGCTCTAATGCATAGTTTGAAGCATCTTGAGTTGCTCTTAAGGCTTCTAGCTTTTTATTTTTTTCTTCATCGATAAGCTTGATCTTTTTTGCAATTGCTTTTAATTCTTCCTGTGCACTTCTTTGAGAAGCTGCATTTGCTCTTTGAGCTGCTGCAGATGTTGCAGCAATTGTTTTTTGAAGTTTAGATAAAGCAGATCCAACAGTTGCATATGTGGTAGCAGAATCAGCAGCTTGTGTTAGCTGGGAAATTCCTGTTCCGATTGCTGAAGTAAATCCAGCAAGTTTTGATGCTAGAGTAGAATCTATTTTGCTTAGATCAATATTTATTCCAGCAGTAAAAAGTTTCCACTTTGCAAGTATTCCCTTTATAGTGTCTGATTCATTAATGATTCCCGCTAGCAAAGGTTGTGTTTTTTGAAGATTTAAGTATACGTCGCTACCTATTTCTTTATTCATGCCTGGGTTATTTGTTTCTGCTTTAGACATAACCATTTCATAAGCTTTAAACTCATCTATAACATTGCCAAGCTCATCTTTTGTTCCAATTAAAGATTTTGTTGCTGCAGAAAATACACCTATTAATCCTTCAAAACCGTTTCCTACTTCTTTATACCAATCAGCAGTTCCTGTCCCCTTACTTAGGGTGTTTACTAAGTTTCCAACAGAAAATTCTGCCGCTGCAGCTTTATCTGTTATTGCTCCAAATTCTGTATTTGCAAGCAACTTGTATGCCTGAGAAGCTTTATTGCTATTTGCTAAAGCACCGTATATTTTTTTATTTGCTTCTTCAATGCTCATTCCAGCAGCAACCATTTGTGCCTTTTGATTATTAATTAATCTTTGTGTTTCTGCTGTTGTTTCTGATCTATTCAAGGATTCGATTACATCTTTTAATTCTTTTCCTTCTTCTTTTGCCTTCTTAAGTTCCTCTATTGATTGAGGTAGTCCAGGCATGCCAATTGAGTTTCCTTCTGCCCCCTTGGCTGCTGCGGTTGCTAATTTTTGTTTATCTATGTAGCCCTGCATAGTTTCTTTAAGATTAAAATACTTTATTCCAGCCTGCTCCGCAGCTTTAGCTGTCATAGAAAGTCCTATAGAGGCATCTTGCTGAGCATCCTTGTAATCTTTATAAAGTTTAAACGCTAAGCCTGCGGCACTGATTGCTGCTCCTATTAAGCCAAAGCCTTTAGCAAATCTTCCAATCATTGCTCCAAATCTTGCCATCTTGTTAAGACCAGTAGTTAATTCTTTTAATGCAGACCCTGCGGATTTTATCCCTGCACCCATTCTACCAAATGGAAGCATTGGAAGTATTGAAGTAGCAGCCATAACACCCATGCCAACATTCATACCTGACATTTCTTTTCCTAGGATGTTAACTTTTTCTTTGCCCATCAATGCCATGCCGCCCATTGATCCAGCCATTCCAATTCCCATTTGAGAACCCATACTCATACCATTGTATCTTCCAGGAACAGAAATTCCAGCTGCTTTGGCTTGCGCCTTAGTCATTGAAACATCTCTACCACCAGTTGACTCATTGTTTACAAGATACTCTGTTCTTCTCATGCCAATAGTTCCGACTTTTCTGGATTGAACTCCTTCTACACCAGTATCTTTATAGCCTCCAACAAATCCTGGTCCGAATAGTCCCTGCGATGGTGCTTGTCCAGCAGGATATCTATCTGCAGCATAAACATTTTGTTCTCTTATGATTGCGTTTTGCGCTCTTTTGGCAAAATTTAATGTTGATGTAGCAGCTGATCTTACAGCACTGCTCATATTTGTAGCAGTATTCTTTATAGACTGAGTAATAACTCTTGCATTTATATCTATAGCTTTTGCTAGCTGCATAGAGTCTACCTTAATTGAATTTCCCATAGATCTAAAAGCTGCTGATAAATATTGAGCTTTCATTGCTGCTGAATTTTTAAATGGGTCAAGCATGTTGTTAACCATTACTTGTCCAGGGTTATAGAAGCTTGTTGTTCCTGTTCTTACCGCTTCTCTACCTAAGCCGCTTGTTAAAGCCTGCTGTCCACCTATCTGATGAGATGCTGCTCTAGATCTTGCTGCCGCTGCATCCCTTTCTCTTTGTGCACGTTGTTCTGCTTCCCAGTTAGCTCTTGCAGCAGGGTTTCCTGGTTTGCGTGATCCATCTTTTTTAGGACCGTAAGCATATCTTCCTCGTCTGATTGGACCGCCACCAACTGGTCCTCCAGCATTAAGATATTTTGGATTAGCATGCACGGCATGATATTTACTCCAATCAACCTCAATACCATCATCCAATCTTTTGAGCATTGCTTCATAAGGTGGTCTAAGATCTACAGGTAAACCATTTATTATTTTTACTAATTGTGGACGGGCATCTTCTAATATTTTCTTCATTTTTTTGCCGTATTTTTTTGGGCTCATTTTAGAAATTATTGGGGCAGTATCACGTGCAAAATCTTTTCTTGCTCCACCCTTAACGGCAAGCAGATTAATCATTGCCTGCTTTTCCATAGAGTTCATTTCAGCAGCTTCTGCAAGACGTGTGTTACCAGATGCTCTAGGGAATACTCCAGACTGTCCGACATCTGGATTAAAATTACCATATACGTTTGATCTAGATAAATCTTTATTGTTTAAAAGAAGAGAGTTGGCAAGCTGTCTAAGCACTGTATCTTCATCCCATGGCACATTGGTGTTAGCAAAGCGTGGATCATAGTCTGATTCTAGTGCGAGCAGTTTGCTTTTTTTTCTTGGATCTAATGGGTTAGCAACCGTTCTAGCTCTTTGAACTGGAGATGCTATTCCAAAAAGATCTCTTGCAATTTGAGTGCCGATTGGCTCATGTGTTGCAACTACTTCATGAGGAACGCCTTTAACAAAAAGCTTTTTATTACCAACCTTATACAATCCAGATACGCCAGGTACAGGATAACTCATTCCTGTGCTTGCAGAAATCTGATGTCCATATTCAGTTACTGGTGTATCAGCAAACTTTCCTAGAGCATCTTTCGAACTCAATTCCCTTGCTTTTGCTAAAATCTTTAATTGCTTATCTGGTGCAAGTAACTTTAGTGCAGGAGCAATATTTCCATAATTTGATCTACCTCTAGAAATATGTCCGCCTGGAATCATTCCGCCAGCATTCCATGCTCCCGATACGAGCATTGGTCTTGGAGGTCTTCCAGCAAGTATCCACTTTGATCTTTTTGCTGCTGCTTCTAAAAGCATACGTAAAGAATTTTTTTGATCTTTATTTGCTCTTACTACTCTGCCAGATTCCCAGTCAGCCTTGCTTTTAATTTTGCCATCATCTTGCAATGCTGCAAATATATCATCTACGCTTGCAAACTTGTCTAGGCCTGTTTTCTTTAATGCTGTAGCAAGGTTTGCTTTTGCATCTTCTGAACTTAAATTTAAAACATCTCTTGATAAACCTATAGTTTCAAGGGTGCTCATTACATTATTTATTCCAGCAGGTAATACAGCACCAACCCCCATATAACCACTAGTTGTATATCCAACTAAATCTTTGCGTCTAAAATGTGCTTTATCGTGCAATCCTTGAATAGATGGAGACTTATCAGATGCATTTAAAAATGTTGTTGGAGCAATTGCTGCTATAAGATCATGCACTCCAGCAAATTTTTTATTTGCTAGCATTGCTTCTCTAACGTCATTTAATTGATAATTTAAAGCTTTACTTTGGCTTCTTGGGTATACAGTTTCTCCATCTGCATTTTTAATACCAGTTGCATCTTTAACACGTGGGACCATGCCATCTCTTTCTAGTCCCTGGACCTGCTTAATTCTTATTTTTACAAAATTATCATCAGACCCACCAGCTTGAGCTTTAGCTCTATCAAAGTTGCTTGTTGCAATATTTATAGCTTTATCAATTGGTAAATTATTGTGATAAGATAATTCAGCTGCGTCAAGCATGATCATTCTTACTCTTATATCATCTTCGTATCTTGGGTTGTTAATAAACTTTAAATATTCTCTATACTGTCTTTTAAAACTTTCTTCTTTCATTCTAGCCTTAGCAGATTTAGACATCTCTTTACCGTATGAATTAACGCCCTTCATTATCTGCCCGCCAAAATTGTATCCGCTATTTGCTGCATCAACTGCTGCATAAAGCTCAGGCATTCTTTGAATTTGAGGACCAAAAACTACTTCCCGTGGAGTAAGAGCTGCTGTAATATTTCCACCGTCATTTAAATATGTGCTTGGAGCCATTGCAACTAATGGGGCATTTGCTGGATCCATTGCAGCTTGCTGGTTCAAAACATATCCACCTAGTGGAACACTTCCCAATCTATCATCATAGTCTACTGAAGATGGTCCTGAAACCACTGTTTTGTTTGGACCAAATGATTCAATGTCTCCACCTATATTAAATTTAGGCATTCTTGTTGTTTGAATACTGTAAGGTGCGCCAAATGTTCTTACACCACGTAGTCTTCCAAACTCTTCCATGACGGAAGCATTTGTCTTTTTCTTATACAAATCTCTAAGTGTAAACTGTCCATTAGCATCAACAACTGGTTGATCCATCATTGGAGCTCTTGTTAAATCAATTGTTCTTCCTCGTCCAGCAGCATACATACTTACTGCTGATCCCATATCTGTTTCTATTTGTGCATTAAGTGCAAGTATTCTTGCTTTTGCTTGATCAACAGTAATTTCTGCATTTCTCATTTGCTGAACAATTAATGCAGATTGAGTTGCTGCGCTATCTGCAAATCTTTGAGTTATTGGAAGAATATCATCGAATGTATCTAGTAGTTCTCTGCTTACCGTTCCACCCATTGCAATTGTTTTCTTTAGATTTGCAATCTCCTGCTCTGTTTGCATTCCTAGGGTTGCCATCAATGCATGGAATTTAGCAGCCTCTGGTGCAACAATTCCTGTAGATATTCCCTTTACACTTGTTAGGCCTTCAACATTTGGAAGTCTGTCATGCATATAAATTTGAGGAGTTCTAGATATTCCCCTATTTACTGGTATAGCTCCTGGAACACCACCAAACAGAGTAGCTGGATTATTAAGATCCCTCGGTCTAATGTGAGACATTGCTCTAGTATTAGGATCTCCAACATATGGATCGTTAGGGTCAACTACTCTTCTTCCGTGAGCAGGAGCAACAACTGTATTACCAGCAACAGTAGAGACTCCTGCGTTTACTGGGACTGCACTCTTCATTGATGCTGCTTGAAGGTTTTGATAATCTAAAACAAGTTTTTGTAATGCATTATGAAGAACTTGAGCTGCAGCGGCATCTGAATAAAATGCATTCTCAACCATTTCTGCTGCTTTTTGAGCAGCAATAATTTCTGGAGTAAGCATCTTCCATCCATTTGCTCTCATAAAGAAAGATCTAAGCTGGACTATTCCCTTTGTTATATAGCCAAAGAAGTTTGCGAGCACACCAGTTAACATAATAAGTGGACCAACTAATGCTGTAAATCCTGCCATAAATGTCACGGCTTTTTTAATTGGGCCTGGTAAATTGCTGAAGAACTCTAAAATTTTTGATGCACCATTAATAAGCTTTGTTGCAACTCCAAGGAAGTTTTCTCCGATATCGGCAAGCTCGGCTTTAAATGATTCCATTGCTTTTCTAAACTTTCCAGATGCAGATTCTGTAATCATTCCTAATTCTCGCTCTGCAATTCCAGCCAAATCTGAAGTACTTGCTTTCATTAAATCCATAACCTGAAGCGTCTGGCTTCCTTCTTTGCCAAGGTTATTTAGCAGTGCGCTCATTCTGGCAAACTGAAATTTACCAAACATTTGCTCTAGAGCTCTGGCTTTGCTAAGTGGATCTAATTTATTTAAAGCTGTTTGTAAATCTGTAAGCATTCCAGTTGTGTTTCCAGTATTTTTTGCAACCATACCCAGAACATCTATGCCGAAATCAGACATCATGCCAACTGTTTGCTTTGTTGGATTAATAAGAGAAGCTAAACCTGACTTTAATGCGTTTGCACCTTCGGATGCGTTAATTCCACCCTCTCTCATTGCAGTCATGTAAAGAGCTAAATCTTCAATGCTGCCTCCGAGTTGCTGTATAACTGGACCAGCTTTTGGAATTGCTTCTACTAAATCGTTAAGAGTTGTAGATGTCTGGTTTTCAACTGCGTTAAGAAAGTTAATTGATTCTGTAAGTTGCTGTGTGTTTTGCTTAAAAGCTGTTTGAATTGAAAGAGTAGCTTTCATTGCATCTTGTCTATCTACTTCTCCAAGAATTGCAAGTCTGGTTGTTTCTTCTATAGAACCTAAAAGGTCGTTGCCCATCTTTCCAGTTGCTGCAATATCAGCACCTAGCGCAATTGTATCTTTAAAAGAAGCTCCCATTGTTTGAGATAAAGATTTTGCTGTTTGCACAACTTCTTCTCTAATTGCTTTTAAATCTGCTGAAGATGTTGCTGCTAATCCACCATAAACTTTTGTAAGTCTTACAAGCTCTTGGTCTGCTTCTCTAAATGCTTTTCCTGCTGCAGAACCAAACATTGTTAACGGTACTGTAAGTCCAACTGTAAGCTGACGACCTGCCCACTGAGTATTCTTACCCCAGTTAATTAAAGATCCTGCTCCTTCAGATAGTGCACGATTCATTATCTGAAGTTCCATGCGAGCTAGCTGTGCGCTATTTTTTACGGCATCCAAACCTCTTGGAATCATAACGTTGTACTGCATTAGGCCTTGAGCATTTCTACCTAAAGGTTGTAGCACTGAGTTTTGAAGCATTACCTGCTCTTTGGCAAGCTCCCTTATCATTCCCTTTTGAGTTGTAGCATGCTCTCTAAATGTCTGGAAATAGTTCTTAAGCTTTAATCTTCCAGCGTCTAGGTTTTTACCAAACTTATCTACATCAGAATTAAGGTTTACAAAGTGACTAGAAAACTGTCCGCTTCCAGTTAGTGTATCTCTAAATAAGTTATTTGCTAATTTTGTTGAAGCAGATATTGCTCTATTCGATGCAAGAAGTTCTCTTTGTAATTGTTGGAGACTAGAACTAGCCCTGTGTACTTCAGACACAAGGCTAGACAAGTCGGCTTTGGCGACTATACTGGTTACAATTTGTTCGTCAGCCACTAATTACTCCTAGAGTATCCTAACCCTGCGCCAATTCCAAATCCAGCCTGTGCTGCGAAGGGTCCTTGTAAACCAACAACATCATCTGCTGATGCTTTAATTCCAAGTGCTCTTCTTTGGATATCTTCAAAGGTAGAACCTTTTTCTTTTTCTTCTACATCATCATCTAATTGTATTCCTTTTAGTGACGCTGCAAATTTTCTTTGGTTATGCTCTTTCTCATTCATCGCTGTTATGGTTTGAACCAATTCTGGCATTGATAAATTTTCTTCTAATTCCTCGTAATTCTTCCAGTGACCCAGAAGAAAAACTTGTCCTTCTAAAGCGGCTAAATCTAGTTCTGACCAGCCAGTACCGCTGCCGCTATTAGGTTTGGGTCGTCCATCTTAATTCCTCCGCAAACTTCAAGGATTCTATTAATTGTTGGAACATCCAAAGCGTCTTCAAGTTTGTCAAGGTCTGCAACTAAATCTGGAAGCTGTGTTTCTAATGCTACTCCGCATGCTTCAACTAAAATTCCAAGAGTTGCTGTTTCATCTTCTGCATCTTGAACTTTCTTAATTACTTCCATAAACTTTCTTAGTTGCTTGATTGATAATGGCTTGAGCTTTACTTTAGCTCCGCTTTGTAATTCAATCTCTTCTACATCATATACTGTTGTTGCCAATTTATCCTCCTTAAGGATCGTCTAAATTATTATAGCATAACCATTATAAGGATACAACAGCAAAGCCCCCAATTTCTTGGGGGCTTTGATATTAATTATTATTATAATTAAACTGCTAGAACGCGGTCAATAATCTTACCGTACTCTGAACCAACGTGAGCTGAGTCACCTGATGGTAGAAGACGGAAAGTTACTGGGAATGTTGTTGCTGCTGTGCGAGCCAAAGAGAACTGTGACTGCTCAACAGAAAGAACACGACGTGCATAATATACACGCTCAGTTGCTGTTGCTTCTGATGTTGGAGCTTGACCAACTGCAATTAGCTGACGCTCTGTTGGAGCTGCACCAAGTGCACCTGCTTCCAATCCTAGTGTGTCAGTTGCTGTTAGGTCACTTCCTGCTGAAGCAAGAGTGCCCTTCTTTTGGCCGAATACTGCTAGAATATTTTCTAGTGTACCTTCTGCCATTTCTGTTGAAATCTGGACCATCATCGCAGACTTAAATAGCTTAGCTGTATCGAGCAACTGATCAACAGTTACTGAATCGAATGTTGGCTGGTAGCTGATTTGAAGACCGTTGTTTGTAAAACCTACGTTGCGGTATGCCGCTGCTGTAAGTCCTCCTGCTGTGTTTACTGTAAGCTCATTAAGAGTATCTGTGTATGACTCTCCTGAAGCAAATGCTGGTACGAGTGTAGAGTTATTTGCTGAACCTGTGTTAGCAACTCCTGCCTCCATGCTGTCATCGTAACCTGAAACTGTAGAATCGTCTACAGACAAGAATAGCGGTGATGCACCAACAAGAATGTTTTTTGCATTTCCAATGTTTTGTGCCATTGTTATTTCTCCTTTATTTCATGAAATTAATATATATATATTTTGGCTGGCTAGGCCCTTTCCTCTGTTCTAATTTTACTCTACTACCTAATAAAAGGCAAACTAGGCAAATCTGCCTTGGCCATTTGTTATTCTTGAGTATTTTACCTCTAATACTACATCTGCTGCAAAGAAGCCTTGGATTTCTTCTGATGGGGCTGTGGCTGATATATCTGCTATTTGTATGCTATGGAACTTGAATTTATCTGATAGCCCCGCCCATTTATTCACATCTCTGGCAGACTCATCCATTCTTCTAAATTCATCTGTAAGGAAGTTTCTCATCTCAACAATATCCAGCAAGTCTGGCGAATATAGGGTAAGAAGGATTTGCTCGCAGCATATCATCCAATTATTCTCATATGACATACCAACCTTATCGTAGACTATATGCTTCTTTCCGCTCAAGAACTGATTCATTTCTGGTTGCTGCTGAACTGGAACTATTGGTA